GACCGCGGGTGTCGATTTCCTTGTGGATGTCCATCACGTGCTTCCTGGGCGAATGAGCCCCATTCTAAGCAGCCGAAGGGGCTGCGCCGCTCTGGAAAAAATCCACGAATTCGGGTTCGATGCCTTGCGTTCGCAGCCAGTCCGCCAAGGCGTATCCGGTGCCTGCGGGCCAGCATTTCACGGCCTCCGGGGCGATCAGGCGATAGTCCACCAGTTCCGGCGACAGCCGCACCTCGCCGTGCGCCACTGCGTGGTAGGCAATGATCACCTGGTTCATGCGCCGAAACTCATACACGCCGATGAGAGTCAGCGCGCTCACGTCCAGGTTGGTCTCTTCCTTGATCTCGCGGGTGATGCCTTCCTGGGGCGTCTCACCGGCCTCCATGAAACCCGTGATCAGCGCGTACTGCTTGCCGGCCCACGCCGCATTGCGGGCCAGCAGCACTTTTCCATCACGCACCACCACCCCGGCCAGCACCGGCGTCGGGTTGTTCCAGTGTGTCCAGCCGCAGGCCGGGCAGCGCAGGCGCTCCACATCGCCGCCATCCTCGGCGACCGTGATGCGCGCCAGGGGCGTGGCGCAGTGGGTGCAGAAACGGGTTTCGTACATAGTCACTATATTTTTAATAGCAATCAGGACAATGAATACGGCGGCATGAGGCCTTATTTGCCTTGAATCCGCTTGTACACATCACCGAACTGCCAAGGCACTGATCAAGCCGGGAAAACCCCCGTGGACAGATACCGGTCGCCCCGGTCGCACACCACGAAGACGATGGTCGCGTCGGACTCGCGCCGCGCGATCTCCTGCGCGGCCCAGCAGGCGCCCGCGGCCGAGATGCCGGCAAAGATGCCCTCTTCGCGCGCCATGCGGCGGCACATGTCTTCGGCGTCGTCCTGGCCCACGTTGATCGTCTCGTCCACCGCGCTCGGGTCGTAGATCTTGGGCAGATATTCCTGCGGCCATTTTCGAATGCCCGGGATGCGCGAGCCTTCCTTCGGCTGCGCACCGATGATCTGAATGCCCGGGTTCTTTTCCTTGAGATAGCGCGACACGCCGGTGATGGTGCCGGTCGTCCCCATCGCGCTCACGAAGTGCGTGATGCGGCCTTCGGTTTGCTCCCACAGTTCGGGGCCGGTGGTTTCGTAATGGATGCGGGGGTTGTCGGGGTTGGCGAACTGGTCGAGCACCACGCCCTTGCCCTGCTTGACCATGGTTTCGGCAAGGTCGCGCGCGTATTCCATGCCGCCGCTCTTGGGCGTGAGGATCAGCTCCGCGCCGAAGGCCTTCATGGTCTGGGCGCGCTCCACCGAAAGGTCTTCAGGCATCACCAGCACCATGCGGTACCCCTTTATCGCCGCCGCCATCGCCAGCGCAATGCCGGTGTTGCCCGAGGTCGCCTCGATCAGCGTATCGCCCGGCTTGATGTCTCCGCGTTCCTGCGCCCGGCGGATCATCGACAGCGCGGGCCGGTCCTTCACCGACCCCGCCGGATTGTTGCCTTCCAGCTTGCCCAACACGACGGTGCCCCGCGCTGCGTTCTCTGCTGCCCCGATGCGCTGCAAGGCGACCAAAGGGGTGTGTCCAATCGCGTCTTCGATGGTGGGATAAGTCTTCATAGCGCGCTACTGTGCCATAATTCGCGGCTTCAATCTTTGCGTCGCCCGGGTGGTGGAATTGGTAGACGCAGGGGACTCAAAATCCCCCGCCGCAAGGCGTGCCGGTTCGATTCCGGCCCCGGGCACCATGGCCCTGCTGCTATGGTTTTTCAGTCAATAGGCGCATCGTTGGCGCACCCGTTGGCGCAACAAGCGGCGCGCGGCAATTTTCCAGCGCGGCCAGCAACTGCCCCTCGTATCCCACCCGCCGCTCGATCTCCGCCATCGCCGCGCGCGCGAAATCATCCACTGTCGCGCCCGGCCGTAGCGCCTCGGTTGGCATGGCCGGCCGGTCTGGCACCGGCTCCTCGCATGCCACCGGGATCGGCACATTAACCCGCTGAACTTCCACATGATTTTGGGTCGCGCAGCCCGATACAAAAGCGCAGCAAGCTATTAAAACAATAGCTATTTTCATAGCACATCCTCCAGCGCGCCAAGCGGCACGGTACGCCCGCGCAGGTCATGCGAGCTGTCATCAAGGTATTGCGCGTGCCCGTCCGTGATCCAGGTGTGGCACCGGTGGGCGTGGCCGGTATTGAGCACACTGGGGCGCAGAGTCGGCGCCGTAGTGCTGCCATTCCACGTCCAGCAACCCGCACCTTCGCGCCGGCCCTTCAGAATCACCGGCAACGTGAGGCGCCCTACAGGGCCCGGAATGTGGAGCGTGACATGGGTGGCATCTTCGATCTCGCATGGGGCGTAGCGGCCAGAGACCAGCCGCACCGGTTGAGCCAGGGTCATCATGGCTTTAGTCTCCCCTGCAGCCATTGATCAACCCGGGCCTGCGCGCTTGCGCAAGCGTCACCCGGCACAGCGGCCGGCGCAGACAGGATCTCGTCGGCCTTGGCGTTGTGCACAGCGGCCCGGCTGGCTGCGGCCTGGCGCACGGGAGCAGCAGCGGCGGCGCGCTGCTTGCCGGCCTGGGCCAGGTCCGCCACGCCCGCGCTGCACGCGCTGGCCGCCGAACGAATGCCGTCGCGCTGCTGCTGCATAGCGGTGGCCTCGGCCTTGGCTGTGGCTGTGTCGTCGCGCTGGCCCAGCCAGGCCCAGCCCAGGGCGGCGTTGGTGGCCAAGCTGGCGGCCAGCAGGTACTGCAGCGGGGTCATGGCGCGCTGCCCGCGCACGCGGCATACATGCGCACGATGGTCTGGGTGTGGATGCGACGCTCGGTGCCGGATGCGCCGGCTCGCAGCTCTGGCAACGGGGCGCAAGTGCGTGGCACCTCCACCAGCACCACCTGGCGCGTCCGCTCGGCTCCGGGCACCGCCAGATCCGGACCCGATACGGAGATTTCCGTATCGGCATTTTCACCTGTAGCGCACGCCGTTAGGGCACAAGCAGCTATCAAAGAAATAGCGTATTTCATCGCTTACCCTCCCGAATTTTTTCGTTCGCCCGGTTGATCGTGCTGTTGATGGCCTTGCGGTCATGCTCAAGCGCAGCGGCCGGCACGCCGGCGGCCTTGGCAGCTTTGCCGGCGGTGGTGGCGGCCTTGTCAGCCGTGGCCGCAGCATCCATCGCCGTCTCGGCCGCCGTGGCTGCCGTGTCGGCGGCGCGCGCGGTGCGGCCCGTGAGGGCATCAAGCGATTGCTGGTATGTGCTCTGCAGTCGGCCGATCTCCTCGATACGATCGGCGCGCTCGTCGATCAGCATGGACCGGGTGCGCTCGGTCCCCGCCCAGTAGCCCAGCCCCGCGCCGCTGCCCAGGATCGTGGCCAGCAGCAGCAGGCCTCCGGCCAGGTCGCGCGCTTTTTGGAAGTCATGTTTTTGCATGGACCTGCTCCGTCAGTTGGCGTACCCGGTTTTCCAGGCCCGCGATTTCCTCGGTGGCCTGCTGGAGCTGGCGCTGCATGCCCTCCAGTTGGCCCTGCAATTTGCCCATCATGGTGATGGCCTCGTTGCGCTCACGGGCGAAGTCGTCGGCCCGCTTGTCGGCCAGCGCGCGCGCGGCGCGCTCCGCCTCCAGCAGCTCTTTGTAAACGTTGATCGCGGACACTCGGCCCGCGTCGTCGGCACGGTCAGCGGCGCCCCGGCTGAGGTACTGGCGCAGAAAGATGAAGCCGCCGCCGATGGCCGCCGCGGCGGTGGCCAGAACGCCCAAGGGGCCGCCCGGCATGGCGTTGAGATCAGGTGCATCCATCGGCCTACTCCAGCGCCAGGCGCACGGCCTGGTCGATCAGGTCGGCGCTGTAGGGCTGCTGTCCGTTCTCGTGGCGCACGATCGCGGGGACGATCCGCGCCAGGGTGTCGGCGTCCTGCAGGTCGATCTGTTCGCCCACGCCCACGCCGAGGGCGGCGGCCACTTGGCGCGCATAGGCGCCCGTGTCGTTCTCGGTCGGCGGCGCCCACCGGCCAATGATCGCGCCCGGCGTGCGCAGCCCGTGCTTTCGCTGGTACGACAGCAGCGTCTTGGCCAGGGCACGCAGGCCCCATTTCGGCTCGGTGAAAACCACGAAGCGAGGATCGGCGCTCTGGTCGGCGGCCATGCCCTGCCAGCGCTCGGCGGTGCGGTCAATGTTGCCTGGATTGTTGTTGCGGATTCCGCGCGGGGTCGTAGTCATGGGTTTCCTTTGGACGTAAAAAAGCCCGCGCATTGCGGGCTCGTGGCTGAGTAGCTGCGGCGACTACGCGCGTGCGTTGCCGCGAAATGCGGCGGAGGACGGCCAGCCAGCGCTCAGGTCGTACTCGCGCACCGCGGCCAGCGATGACAGCGCACCGATTGCCTCGTGGTGCGCGCGCTCCGCACTGAAGCAAGCCTGCACGTGCAGCGCGATCACGGCGGCCATGCCCTGCAGCTCTGCCAACGTGAGCGACACCCAGCCCGTGGCTGCCTTGAAGTCCACCGCGCTGACGCCGGCCAGAGCTGCGTTGGCAATGACGGTGGTGATACGGTTCTGGTCTTCGGTGGTGGTGCCCACGCGGGTGCCATCTGGGAAAGCCACGCCGCCCGTCTCGACCTCCCAGCGGCGGGCGGTGGACGCGGCCATGAGCGCAGCCTTCTCGGCTGCGAGCCGCTCCGCAATCTCCGCCGGCGTGAGCGGCGTTACGCGCCAGCGCTGCACCCACACTCCGGCCTCCTCCGACGGCTCTCCCTCCTCGGCCCCGTGCGTGTCGGGATCGTGCGCTGGCTGATCGGCGGGCTGCACAAGCGCATACCCATCGCAGGGCGAAAATGGAACCGGGAAGCTGACGTGAGGGTGAGCAGCCTGGATCTGCTGGGCCGACACCGGGTATTCCAAGGTTTCGAGGTTGATGTACATGCGGGCCCCTCTCAAGCTGCGTTGGATGGATAGGAGCGCCCAGAGCCCCAGATGATTCGGGCGCCGGCCTGGTGCCCATTGGCGTCGTTGGCGCCGGTGGTGCCAAACGCGACGGTGATTGTTTCGCCGGGCGTCACTGGGATGGTGTTGCGCCAGCGCAGATTGCCGCCGTACTGGTTGGCTGTGCCCGCGCCGCACAGAGGGCCCGTGTTGCTGCCGGGCAGGCCCCACCCCGCGGAAACGGCACCGCCGCCGTCCACCGCCAGATTGCCGCCCGAGCCGTTGGCGCCCTGGCCGCGCAAGCCCACAGGGCCGCCGCGCTGGCCCGTGCGGAAAGCGCTGTTGTAGGTGTAGCTGCCGCAGCCACCACCCCCACCGCCGCCGGCGCCATCGCCGCCCTGGCTGGCGGTCGCAAGGTTGACGCCGACCTGCCCGCCCTGGCCGCCGTTGCCGCCGTAGCCGCCAGCACCCCCGCCGCCGCCGTTTCCGTCGTACTGTGGATAGCCGCCGTTGTTGGCCCCGCGTGCACCACCGTTGCCGCCGCCCACGCCATTGCTACCAATCGTGGCATCGGTGCGCAGCAGGTCGGCGCCCGGACGGCTGATCACCGCCACAGGTCCGGCGTTGCCGCTGGTGCCAGGCCCACCGACCAGCACCATGCAGACCTCCGTCACGCCGGCGGGGATCACGTAGTTCTGCGTCGCCCCCGCGCTGCTTAGGATTTCGGCCTGGCCGGGCTCGGCGATCACGCCGGCCGCCATCATCATGTCAGGCATCAGCATGGTCAGGCGGGGTAGTTGATCTGGGCTGCGGCATCCCAAGTCGTGCCGCCGTCCGAGGTCGTGAAAAAGAACTTGTGCCGGCGCGCGACGGTGAGCGACGGCGCCGAGCCGTTGGGCCACTTGACGCTCGCAGGCCAAGCGATCGTGCCGCTGGTGTGCGCGATGTCCAGCCGCATCACGTACACGCTCCCGGCAGCGGGCGGGTCCGAGAACGTGAAGGTACTGTTGCTCGCGATGGTCTTGGCGAAGTAGTTGCCCAGCTTGCAATCGATGTTGAGCGCTGCCACGGCCACCGAGCTAGCGCGCACGGAGCCCGAGATCAGCACGTCTCCAGCGAGGCCGCCAACCCCGAACAAGGTAGAAAAGTTGGACATGTGGCGTTACTCGATGTGGGTCACCAAGACCGTGAAAGGCCGCGAGAGCAAGTTGGCGGAGTTGTTGGACGTCGGCTGCACATAAATCGACGATGAGTCCACCACAGTGGCGAACTGATACCCAGTGTTGACGGTATTGCCCTCGGTCGCGACGAACGTTGCGCCCTGAAACAGCGTGCAGATGCCAACGATTTTTCTGAAGTCGATCCCGCCGAGCGGTATGTAGACGTTCTGCGCCGTGGCGGGCATGACACCCGAGAACAACTTTTGTTTAATCGACGGAGCCGAGTCGCCAAGAGCCGTGAATCCCTGAAGCGTCTGCTTTGCCGTCCAGGTGTTGGGCTGCAGCAGGATGGCGTTGCTGGACACGGAGGCGACCGTGTAGCCAGCGAAGGACTCCACCCAGTCCCCGTTGGCCGCGTCGTACTTGAGGCAGGCCGATGCGTTGAGCGTGTTGAGGCTCAAGATGCTGGAGTCGCCCTTGATCTTTTTGCCGTTGGGGTTGATCGTGGGCACAGCGCCGCTGCGGTTGGCGAAAGCGAAGAAGTCGCCATCGTTTGGCGTGGCTGGCATCTTGAGCTCAACGGGGGCATCGATCCGGTAGAAGACATTTGCCGCGCCGGTTGTTGCCACAGCCACACCCACCACTGGCAGCGTCAGGCTGCTGGCGCCGCGGTTGCCGGCCACGCTGATGCTCCAGTCAGCAAACGTGCCTGCGCCCGCCACCTCAGCCACTGCCACCGACAGCGGGCCCGCGCCTGTGCTGGAGTACGTCAGCACCGTGCCGCGCATCCACACCGTGGCCGGCGCCGCGACGCGCGCGATGGTGACCGTCTGACCCGGCGCGAAGCCCTTGCCCAATCCGACGTTGAGGTTCTGGGTGGCAACGCCCACCGTCAGGCTGCTGGTGCTGGAGGCCACGAGCGGCGCGCCCGCCTGGGCGGCGGCGGCCACTGCCTGGTCACGAGCCGCGCCCGCCGTATTCGCCGCGGGCACAGCAAGGTCGGCCGCAGCAACGGCCTCGTTGCGTTTGGCCGTCGCAATCGCCGCCGCATCGGTTGCAATGACCGCCTGTGTGGTGGCGTTGCCCGCTGCCTGGTTCGCAGTGTTGCGGTAGCCCATGGCCAGGTCGGCCTGCTGTGTGGCGGTCTGCGCTGCGGAGGTCGTAGAGCCTGCGAGCTCCTCTACCTGCTGCGCGTTGGCATATACGTTGGCGCCGAGGGCGTTCGCCCCGGGCACCAGCGTATTCGCTTCCCATCCGTTGAACGCCTCGTATTGCGCGTCGAAAGTGGGTTCGGCCACCGACGAGTCGGGCACCGGTGGCGCAGCCGTGATCGGCACTGGTTGAGTGATTGCCATCAGACGTATCCCTTCACGTTCATTTCGATAGTTGCGAATCGGTTGCGGTAGCGCACCGGCGAGCGCTGCGCGATGCCGAATGCGGACAGGCCCGCGAAGCCTGGTTTGGTGGAGACGAACCACGCGACCGGCTTGCTCAGCAGGTCTTCCAGGGCCTGCACTGCTTGGTCGGCGTTTTCGCGCTTCATGAACACGGAAAAGGTGAGGTCCTTTGAGCTGCCGCGCACCACCGTGCGCACGCGCCCATCGGGCTGCTCTTCCTGCTCGGTGTAGGTCTTGGGGGTGACCTGGGCGCCCTCTTCCACGCCGCCGATGGCACCAATGCCACCCACGCCATGCAGCGATCGGAACTTGCCGCGCACGATCATTCCCAAGGCGCGCGGCTCCGTGCCGCTGGCCGCCACCGTGATCGTTATCTCCGCGTTGGCCCGGATCGGCAGGTCGCGCAGCAGCAGCGTGTTGATGCTCCTGCGGTCCCCATAGGCGTAGTCGTAGTACCCGCGCGCCGGCCGCTTGAGCTGGGCGAACCCACCACCCTCCGGGTAACGCCAGATCACCTCCCCGCCGGGCTTGTCCTTCACCATCACCTGCACGCCCGAGCCCACCAGCCCGCGCAGGTTGATGGCGTTGACGAACCTGGAGGCCAGGACGTAAACGATGTTGGTGGCGGCCTGGGCCGGCGTGTCGGTGTACTCGTCAAACGGCGCCCACAGGTTGGTCGGGCGCATGTCCTTCCAGCCCAGGGGGTCCAGGTCAGGCCGCACCGTGCTGGCTGTGGCCACCGCGCGGCGGTACACGCGGTGGGTTGCCACGACGTGGCACTCGTAGCCCACCGCGTAGGTCCCCGCCACCCATGCGGGCGTGGGGTCCTCCGGCAAGCTGGTGCCCGCCAGGAGCTGCGCCGCAGTCATGGCGATCGGATCGATGTAGTAGCTCATGCGGTTTCCACCACCACGGTATTGCGGACAGCCACAGGCGCGGCGCCGGTGCCGCCCTTGGTCCAGTTGTCGAATTGGCTTGCCAGTTGCTCATTGGTGCCGCGGATCTCCAACAGCTCCTGCGTCACCGCATCCAGCTTCCCGGCCAGTTCTTCGACCAGCAGTTCGAGCCTTCCGCTGCCGCCTCGCGACCCGCCCCCCTCGATCGCGCGGAACAGGGCCCGGTTGTCGGCGGCGGGGATGATCCGCTCGCCCTGGTGGATCTGCGCCACCATGTCGCCGGGCACGTAGTTCGTACCCTTCGCGAATGCCGGCATGCCCACCGTTGCGCCCGCCTTGATCCAATCGATCAGGTAAAAGCCGCTCAGGATCGACAGGTCCTGCATCGTTCCGCCCGCGCCCTTGAAGGCATCGAGCAACCCTTTCAGATCGCCGGTGCCGTCGTAGGAGTGGTACACCGGCGCCAGCGCGTCAAGCCTCGCAATGAGCGCTTGGTCGATGATCGGTTCGTACCAAACACCGGCCGTTCCTGCGGACATCACCTGGCTGTACTTCGCCGCCGCCGGCGCCGCTGTCGGCGTGCTTCCACCGCCCCACGACGCGCCACCGCCATTGACCTGCGGCGGGGCCTTCGTGTTGACGTTGGCCCCTTGGTCCTTCGGCCGCAGTAGCGCGTTCAGGGTGTTGATCGCCTCGGCCACCGTGATCGTGGCGTCGAAGGTCCCGTTGGCGATTTCGATCTGCCGGCGCCAGTACTCCAGCACCTTGTCCTGCGCGCGCAGTTGGTCTTGCAGCACCTTCGTCTGCCGGTCCAACTCCTCCGTCTGGGCTTCCAGCGCATCCAGTTGCTGCTGGGCCGCCGACTTCTGCCCGCCGGAGATGGCCTCGATCTGCGACAGCTGGCCAGCAAGCACCAGCCGATCGAAGTCGAGCTCGGCGCCGCTGGCGTAGTTGCGCATGTCCAGCCCGCCGCGGGCGGCCCCAATGGCCTCCTGCAGCTTCGCTTGGTCCGGCAGGTAGCCGGTGGACTGCACGTTCGCCAGCGCCTGCTCCACGAACGCCCAGCCCTGTGCGGCCTGCATCGCGGCAGTAGCCTCCACGTCGCCGTAGAGGTCGCGCGCGTTGCTGCGCACCAGGTCAAAGATGCCTGTGATCAGGCCCAGGGACTCGTCGGCCAGCGCCCGCTGCGCGTTGATCGCCGTGCGCTGCGCATCGATGCCCTCCAGCTGCGCGTTGATGCGCTCGGACTCCAGCGTCGCGGCGTCCTGCAACTTGCCGTAGGCGTCTTCGCGGTCCTGCTGCGCCTTGGCCAGCGCCTCTGCAGCGTCCTCGGCCTTGTAGATCTCGATCACCATCGCCGCGAGGGCGGGGTTCAGGTCGAGCAATGCGTAGTACTCCTGCAGTCGGCGCAGGTCCAATGCCTGGCGGTCCTTGCCCTGAGCGATCAGGAGCCGCTGCTCCAGGTCCCGGCCCTTGTCCGTGATGCTCTGCTGCTTGCGCGCCGCCTCGGCTGCTGCTGCCGCTGCGTCCTCTCCCGCAGCAGCGATCGAATCGAAAGCTCCTGCAAGCTGCAGCAGCACCGCGATGGCCTTGCGACCCGCCTCCGTGTTTTCGTCCTGAGCCTCAATCAGGCGGCGGTACTGCGCCCGCGCGTCTGTCGCATCGATGTCGGGCAGCTTGATGTCCAGCTTGCCCAGTTGCTCCTGCAGCTGGCTCTGCAAGTTCGCGCGCCGCTCCTCCGGCGAGAAAAACTTGTCGTAGTAGGTGCCCATGTTGGATTGCAGCGCGTCAAAGCCGCCAGACAGCTCGGCGATGCCCGCGGCCGAGTCGAAGGTCATCTTCGCGAACTTGTCCATGCCCATCGCATCGAGCGCGGCCTTGAAGTTCGTGACGCCCGCGATCTGCGTGTTGATGGCGATCAGCAGCGCATCGGCCGCTTCGCTGCTCAGCGATTCGGCATCCACCTTCAGCATCTTCTTGATGCTCTCGGGGATGTCCTCCACGCCTTGCAGCGCCTGGATCGTGGACTGTTTCAAGTCCAGCGTGAAGTTCTCCAACGCCGTCTTGAAGTCCGGGCTGTTGGTCGAAAACTTCTCGTACAGAGTGCCCGCGTAATTGTCCCCAGTCCCGGACTCGCCGAAGGTGTTCCCGTTGGACAGCTTGCCGCCAGCGAACACGCCGCCGCGACCCTTCTCCGACGTTTCCAGGCCCGCGCTGAAGCCCGTCACCGTGGCAGCACTGCCCAGGGCCTTGAGCATCGCGTTGATGCCGCTGGCGGTGCCCGAGACAGCCTTGCGGATGGCGTCCTCCTGCGCCATGTCCACCGGGTCGCCTTCCAGCCGGTAGGCTTGGCCATCGGTCAGCCCGATGCGCTCGCCGTTGGAAAAATCGCGGTCGTATTGCTGCCCTTGGTAGGTGTACGTTTGGCCCCGGCGCTCGTTCGTGACGCTGCCATCGAAAGCAACGCCGAACTGGCCCCCGGTCCTCGTCTCGCCTTTGAATGACTTGCCGATGGCAGCCAGCGCGGCCACGCCGGCAATGGCCCAGCCCCAGCCAGGCACCGCCGCCAGCATGTTCCCGATGCCCATCAGGCCCGTGGCGCCCGCCGTGGTGGGGCCGGCCAGGCCCGCGGCCAGGCTGGCGCCCTGGAAGCCCGCCAGGATCTGGCTGCCACCTCCGAAGAGGGAGCCGAGATTGGTCAGGTTGCTGAGCATGCCAAGCCCGCCGCCGTCGCCACCACCCAGCAACCCGCCGATTCCGCCGCCCGAGCCAGTGCCCAGCAAAGACCCGACGATGGTTTTCACCGTGGGCTGCAGCACCAGCGTGGCGAACAGACGCTTCAGGTACTGCGCCGCGTTCGTCCCGCCGCCCATGATGTAGTCGGCCAGCGTGTCGCCGATGGTCTGCGCCGTGCGCTCCCAGTCCTTCGCGGCTTCGTCGGCCGCCTTCTGGTTGGCATCACGCGCAGCTTTTCCTGCGATCAGGCCCAGCAGCTCTTTGCGAGCGGTGATCTCGCGCTGCAGGCTCTCCCATCCCTCCGAGCCTTCACGAAAGCCGGCCTGCTTTTCTCTCAGGCGAGCAAGGGCAACCATCTCCACAGCCTCGGCCAGGCTGACATTCATCGCGCGCGAGAGATTCAGCGCGGCCTCTTCATCTTGCAAGCTGGTGATGCGGTCTTTTACGCCCTGCAGCGACTGCAGAGCGGCTTGCTCCTGCGCCTGCATGAATGCCGTGATCCCGTCGCTCTCCTTCTTTCGGGCGTCGGCGGCATCCTGCGATGCCTTCACCGCCTGCTTTTGCAACTCGATCGCGAAGGGTTGTTTAGCGATCAGGTCCTGCACCGCCTTCACATACAGTTCTTCGGAAAGAGTGCTCGCAGCGCGCTGCTTTTGCAGCTTTGCGAGCTCCTCGTAATAGGACGACGTGAGGCCGTTCAGTTCCGCATAGGTCTTCGCCAGCTCGGCGGCTTCACGCTTGCGCTCCTCGGCCGCCTTCCTTGCCGCCGCATCGGCTGCGGCAATCTCTGCTGCGCTCTTCGGCGGCTTCACCGAAGGCTTGGGAGCAGCAGGTTCTGGGTCGCCCCATGATCCCTCTGCGCCGCCGGTATTGGCCGGAGCCATGCCGATGCCGCCGCGCAGCATATTCATGCGCTGCTCGTTCCTCTTGCCGTAGAGGTCCCATGCTGACTCCCAGAATCCCTTGCCGGCTGCGCTGCCGTCGCGGAATGCCTTCGCTACCTCGTTGATCGACTCGACGAATGGGCCTGCCAGCGCCCGCCCTGCGTCCAACGCATTGGCTTGGAACGCAAACAACTCCTTATTGAATCGCTCTGCTTCCTCGGCTTGCTTCGCCGTGACCTTCGCCACCAATTCGCCCTGCTCCGCAAGGTCAGTCAAAAATGGAGCAGCCTCCTTCACCGACTTTCCGAACAGATCCTGGATTACCCGGGCTTTATTGGCGTCATCGGCGTACCCAGCGAGAGAGACGGCTGTCACACGCAGCGCCTCCGCAGGGTCGAGACGGCGCAATTCGCCTGCCTCAAGCCCAATGGCCTTCAAGGCCAGCGCCATGTCGCTCTTGGGCGTGGCTTTGCTCAGGACGTCGTTGAACTTGACGAGGATGCTGCCCACCGTCTCGAATGACGCGCCCGTTCGGCGGCCGACATCCTCAAGCGCACTGATGTTCTCAATGGTCGATCCGGTGGCGTCCTTGATGTCGTTCAACGCATCGACGCCATCGTTCAGGTTCTTGACGAACGCGAAAACACTGCCAACGGTAATGCTCGCGGCGAATGCGAGCAATTGCCCACGTGCCAAGCTGGCAACGCTCCCCAGCGCTCCCATGCGGGTCTCAAGCCCCTGCTGCGCCCGACTCGCCGCGTCCGCCTTGACCTTGGCGGCATCCAGTTGATCCAGCCAGGGCCGCAGCGCGCCGAGGTCAGCACCGCGAATCCGCGCAATGCTCTCTTGGTACTGACGATTTGCCGTGCCGCCGGCTTCTGTTGCGGCGATCTGGCGCTGGATCTGCGAGACAAAGTTCTTTGTGGTCTGCTCCAGCTTCTTGGCGTTGGCTTCGCTACCAGCGCCGATTCGATTGAGCCCGTTGGCCCCACGCTCGCCCGTCTTCTCGGCTTCCTGGCCCAATGTGGCGAGAGAGCGCTTGGCCTTCGATACCCCTGCCTCAACGCCGTCGGCATTGGCGCTAATCTTGATCTCGGTCTTTAGGTCGGCCATAGCGCCCCAGAAATGCGAAAGGCCCGCCGAAGCGAGCCTTGGTGAAAGAAGAAAGCCGCCCGCAGGCGGCGTGATTCATGGCGTAGGTTTGGGCTTCGGGGCGAACTCGTGAATCGTGTCGATGGCAGCCGCCTCCATCACACCCAGGTCATCCAGCAGGTCCGACCAATCCTCGTCGCTCAGCCCCAGGCGGTCCATGAGTGGGTAGATGGCTTCCCAGCGCAGGCCCGTGGGCGGCCCACCCATCGGTGGGTAGGTCCACCGGGAACCGACGCGCCGCATGACGTCCACAGCCGGCTGGTTGTCGGGCCAGACGCCGAGCTCCTCGGTGTCGTAGTCCTCCAGCTCGAAGCCCTCCGAGCGGGCCTCGTGCTCGGTGATCGGCGGCTCGAAGATCGCGCGAGCCGCGGCGGTCAGTTTCCCAGCCGGCCTTGGTAGATCGCCGTCTCGTAGGCCAACAGGATGGCGATCATGCTGCCGCCGTACTCGTCTTCCAGCAGCTGCAGGTTCTCGCCGTCGAAGGTGTCTTCCAGGTCCCAGCCCGTGGCGAATTGCAGGATCAGGTTCGCATCGCGGCCCAGGCCCTCGCGCACGTTGGCCTCGTGGCCGCGGCTCAGGATGTCGTCCAGCGCGGTGTCGATCCCGGCCTCGGGCGGCGCGTCCACTGGAGCATCGGCGGCGTCCGCAGGTGGTTCGGTGGCCGCTTCACCGGCCTTTTCTTCCTGCTCGGCCGGATCGCCTGGGTTGCGCTTGAGCACAGCCTCCAGGATGGACCGGTGGTTCGCGTCGCGCAGCTTTGCCCATTCAGTTTTGCGCAAGGCCTTGCAGTTGATCTGCAGCTTGACCTGGCCGCCGTCCAGCTTGCTGATCGTGACGGGCAGGTCGAACGTTGGGGCCTGGGTGCCCAGGCGCTTCAGCACGGTGACGGGGACGGTCTTCGGGGTCTTTGGATTTGCCATGGTGGTTCTTTCGCAGGGTTACAGATAAGCCCGTGCCGCAGCCCGCCCGCCCTGCGAAGAGCGATGCGAGCTGCGGTCGGTGCATGGGGTGGGCGAGTGACCGGGGATCAGGCGGGGTAGCGCGTGCTGATGTTTTGGCCGTTGAACGTGCCCTTGACGGTGACGATCTGGCCTTCCGTCAGCGTTTCTTCTTCGTTGAAAGAGACGGTCGCAGGGATCAGCGACACGGCACCGGTCTTGGGGCGGCGGCGAACGATGGTGTTCGCGTTGGTTTCGGACAGCAACTTCAGCGCGTTGTAAGGCGGCGTGCCGATCATGTCGGCGTCCATATCGAACGTGCGCTGCACCGCCGTGAAACCATCGTTGAGCGCGACTTCATTGTCCGATTCGATGAACTTGACGTTCACCGTCTTGGCATCCCCGCCGCTTGTGCTGTGGTTCAGCGTCTTGTCCAGGTCCACCCAGGTGGATACCTTTTGCACGCTGCCCGCGCCGCCTCCGGGCGAGAACAGCTCCACGTTGCTGGTGTTGGCGCCTTCGAGCACGAAAGAGTCAGCCAGCGCGCTTTTCACGCGGAATGCGCGGAAGTTGAGGCGCCCCCAGCCAGAGAACACGAGGACGATATCGCCGGTGCTGTAGCCGTGGGCCACAGAACTGACGACGGCTTCCGCGGCATTGGAAACAGCAGTGATGGTTTTCGCGGGGGTGAGAACGGTGGCAACCGAATGGATGGTGCCGGTGGGGGTGCGTGCCATGGTGGGCCTTTCTTGGAACGAAAAAAAGCCCGCATGTGCGGGCGTTGGGGGTGCCCTTTCGGGCGGAGATGAAGCGGGGCCTAGCGAGGCGCCCAGATGGAAAAATCCTGACGCGATCCGCGCAGGCCGGTGTCGGGCTCGTGCACTGACGTGCGCCCACCCAGCGGCTCGACCTGCAGCTCGGGCACCGCCATCAGCGCTTCCTTGATCTGCTTGGCCAGGGCCGTGACGGCAAGGCGCTGCTCGCCCCACGCGACCACCTGCATGCGGCAGCCCTCGTGGTCGGGCAGCGTGCCCTCGGTGAAAGCGAGGCCATTGCCTCCCACCTCCTGGTACACGATGCGCGGCAGGGCTGAGCCCTCTTCTGCCACGTCGGGGTAAACGCGGCCGTCCACCAGCGGGGCGAGCGCGGCATAGATCAGTGCTTCGATGGTCATGAGGTCTTCACACTGGCCGCCAGCAGGACCTCGGCCGCGCTGAGGGCCCGTGCACGGGCCGCGTCGTAGGCTGGCCGCAGGAAGGGCTGGGCTGCTGCCTTACTGGTGCCGTCTTCGACAAACCGCCCGTAAAAGGCGTGGGACTTGTTCCAGGACACCCGATAGGTGGCGTGGCCTTCGCCGCTCTCTCGCTCGGCGAACGCTTGATAAATCGCCTTGCGCAACGTGCCAGGGCTGTAGGTCTTCTTGCCGCTCTTGTGCGGCTTCGCGCTCACCGGAACGCGGGCGCGGACCTCTTCGTAAAAGACCTGCGCGCCGGCCTGGGCCGCCGGGCGCGTTGCCGCTTTGGCAGAACGGGTCAGTCCGTCCAGCTGCGCATTGATGCCCGCCAGGGCCATGGTGGCTTCCATCATGACGTCACCTCGCAAACCAGATCGATGAACACACGCCGCGGGTCCTTGATGATCGCGGCAATCTTGTAGGTCCGCCCGTCGTACTGCACGCGCATGCGCTCTTCCAGGTCGGTGCGGTAGCGGATGCGCATCGAGGCGGCGGACTTGCTGACCGGGGCATCAGCCTTGATGGCCCCCAAGCCGCTTTGCTGCCGCACGTCCGACCACACCGTGGCCACGTCTTCCCATCCGCCAGGCACGGGCTGGCCGGCAGCGTCCCGGCCGGAGCCTGGGCGCTGGATGGTGATTTGCCGATTGAGAGATCCTGCAGCGAGCATCACACCCCCCAGCCGACGCGGTATGGCGTCAATAGATCGCGCGAGCCCCGCGGCAGGGCGGCCAGCGCCACCGTGCCCACGTCTTCGCGGTTGGTGTACAGATGCCCCAGGATCAGCAGCACCGCGGCGCGGATGGCGTCATTGACCAGCATCGGGTCAGCGCCGGCGGTGCCGGCCAGCACCGCAGCGGCCATCTCGTCGGCATCCGCGTACACCCGGCGATTCAGGTACTCCATCGCGGATTCTTCGGCCGCGCTCGAATAGAGCGTCACTAGGCCGTCTTCGGCGGTTTCGCCGAGGTCCATGCGCAGATGCTGCTTAAGCGTCGGTAGCGGGACGAGGGCCATCAAGCCCCCTTCGCAGTGGCGCGCGCGGCCTTGTTGGCGGGCTCGGGGGCCTTCTTGTTCTGCGGGTCAGGCTCCTTCTTCTGCTCGGCCACCTCGACGGCCAGGCCGAGCGTGACGAACTCTTTCGCCTTGGTGTCGTCCATGTCCAACTCTGTTCCGCCGGGGGTCGGGACCACGTCCGAATCACCCACCAGCACGCTGCGGTTCAGTTTTACGCGCATGTCGTTCTCCTTGTTTGGGAGGAATGGGGCCAGCCGAAGCCGGCCCCGTCCATCAGGTCACCAGGCCGAAGTCGCCATAGATGAATGCGCCGGGACGCTTCACCGCCAAGGCGAGGCGCTCTTCGCAGCGCATCGTGGCCAGGTTCTTTTCGAAGTCGTCCGAGTTCTCGGTGGAGATCAGCACCTCCACGCCCATGCGGTCGTACAGCGTGGCGCCGATCTGGAAGTTGCCCACCAGGAATTTGTCAACCTCCATGGCCGGCGTGTCCACCACGGGAAGGCCCCAGAGGCGGTTCTCGACGGTGCCCTGGGGATTGGCGAACAGGTAGGCGCCTTCCGTGGTCTTGGTCAGCTCGATGCGCGCCCAGTCCACCATGCTCATCACCATGCCCGTTGCGGGGTACAGCGCCAGCGCCCCCTGCAGCATGGCAAGGCGCAGCATGTCCAGCGACGTGGCGCCGGCGATGGTGATCGGCGCGGCGTACGCGGTGGCCTGCGTGATGATGCCGCTCAGGTTCTGGCCCGTGCCGCTGCCGTTCAGGATTTGCGCTTCCTCGACCAGGCCCAGGCCGTAGCGCATTTCCGTGTCCACCTCGCCCACAAGGCGGGGTGCGTCGTCCATGGCCTGGCGGGTGAGCTTGGCCAAGTGGGCGATGGTGCGCACGGGCGCGGTGGCGTTGGTCCACACGTAATCGCTGTACGGCTTGGCCGCGGCTTCAGCCACGGGCGCGGCGTTGTTCGTGCGGGATTGCTGTTTCGGATAGTCCACAGAACTGGTGCTGATCGGCACCACGGGCAACAGGTCCCGGATCGTGAAGCGGCGCTTGGGGAGGCTGACCGTCTCCGTTTCGTACAGGGGCCGGATCAGGCCGCCAGCGTTGGCCGAGGTGACCGCCTTCAGGTCCAGCTTCATGCTGCCCTGCTTGCCGTTGTCCACGTAGCGCTTGAAAGTGTCCGATTCCACGATCTGCTCGCCGTAGGATTTCTGGCGCTGCGGCTCGCCGCCCTTGCGATCGACCGCCTTCTTTTCCAGGTCGCGGACTTCGGACTGCAGCTCGTTGAACTTGATCAGGTGTTCGTCCACCGCTTCCCGCGTCTTGCGCGACAGCTCGCCCGACTTGGCGGCTTCCGCCACGGCCTTTTCGCCCCATTCCTTCACCTGATCCGTGACCTTGGCCAGGCCAGACTCCAGGGCTTGCTTCGTTTCGAGATCGCTCATCGTTGGTCCTTAAATGAAAAAACCGCCTCAAGGGCGGTCGGGTTGATTCGGGAGACAGGGGTTACTGCGGGATGCGAAAGTTGTTCAGCATCTGCAGCGCATCGCTGGTGTTGCCATCGGCCTCGCGCCGATCAAGCAGCTTGCGCAGGCCATTACCAGCGATGGCTTTGGCTTGCGTTTTCGAGAACCCTGCCTCGCACAGGAAATCCTCAAACTCAGGAAGGCTGGGGACTCTGCCCGCCTTCAGGATGTGGTCCATCGACTTCACTACCTCGACGCGCGCGGCGTCGTTTGCCGGGAACGTCACGATGCTGGTTTCCTGCAGGTCCACTTCGGTGAGGGTTCGGACCTTCTCTTTTTCGTTCCAGCTGTCGCTGATCACGTAGTAGCCGATCGACAGGCCGGTGACGGCCCCGGCGCGCATCAGCGCCTGGGCCTCCTTCGCGCGAGCCACGTCATCGACCAGCAACTGGCCTTCCATGTAAAGCCCCTTCGGGTCTTCCCTGACGACCTCGTACACCCCCAGGGGTTCGCCGCTGCGGTGCTGCCAAAGGACTGGGAGTTTCCGCCCCAGTTGCGCACGGGCGGCGATGGTTGCAGCGAAAGCCCCGGGCGCTACCACCTCGCCATAGCTGTCCTTCACGCCGAACACCGAGCCATAGCCTGAGAAAAATCCACCCTTTTCCACGGCCTTGATCTCGAAGCCGAAGTCGCGGGTTTTGAGTTGGGTTGCGCTCTTGGTCTTCATGTCTGCTCCTGTGTTTTGGAAGCCGGCAGGACTGGCACGTCCAGCCAGGACTTCAGCGCCTCTCGCACTCCAGCCGCTTCGGGCTGCTTGCCCAATTGGCTGAGCGCGATCATGTTGGACTGCACCGTCAGGATGTCGCCACCTTCCACGGGTGGCAAGTTCTCAAGGCGGCGCACTTCGTTGCGGGTCATCCAGCCGTTTTGCAGGGCCGTGGTGTAGAAAGCAGCCCGCGCCGCGGAGTCGCCGCGCAGCAGGCCTTCGAGCGAGTATTCAGCAAAGTAGCGGATTCGCTCGGCCGGAGCCAGTAGCGAGCGGCGAATCTCCGTTTCGATCCCCGAGATGATCGAGCGCAGCACGTACCGCAGGAACAGAGCCCCTTGCGCTTCCGTGCTGGTAGGCCAGCTCGACTGCTTGTCGCCATGTCCAATCATCACGGGCGGCGTGCGGAACCACCGGCAGATGGTTTCCACCGAAAACGACCGGCTGGCCAGCAGCTCGGCATCCGCAGGGCTGAACTTCAGCGACTGGAAGCCGGCGCCCTTCTCCAGCACATAGACCCCGCCTTTCGAGGACACGGTCTTGACGTGCTCGCGGACATCCTCGCGCTGCCCCGGCCCCAGGACTGCGTCCATGGTGACGATGCCGGTGGCGCGCGTCGTGTCCCGGAACGTCTCGTCGGCCGCTTTGTCGGTCGCCATCGCGCTGCCGATCGAGTTGTAGCCGTACTGAATGGCCGAAAGTCCTTGCTCGCCGTCCAGCGTGAATGCGCGAATGTGCAGCACCTCTGATGCCTGCAATTGCCGCATGACGCCATCGACGTCCGGGTACTCGTAGCGCAGCACCCCCAAGCGATCCCGGCGCACCGACATTCGGTCGGGACGCAGAAAATCCAGGCTCACCACCCGCCCGCCGATGCGGTGAATCTGCGCGTACGCATTGCCCCACAGGAGCATCGATCCCACCATGGCTTGCCAGAAGCTCACCGCCGTCATGCGGGCGTTCGGCTCGTTGTGCAGGATGTCGTAAAGCCGATGGCCGGTGGCCGGCTTGCGGCCCCCATCGCCCGTGCGTTCGTACAGCCCCAGAGGCAAGGTCGATACCGCCTCCGAGATCAGCTTCACGCACGCCCAAACGGTGTCGTTCGTGAGGGCGTTGTCTTGCGTCACGCGAATACCTGACCACGAATCGCGACCCCAGCCCCAGCGGGACAGGAAGCCGCTTTCCGCGGTGCCGATCGATTTTCGCTCGACGCCGAGCGCCAGCGCTTTGGTCCAAGGGGATTCAGCCATCGGTCGGAGCCTCCATGGATCGGATGGCGCCCCGCGCCAGGACAGAGCCTGCAAGGCCCACGGGCAGCGCAGCGGCGAGCATTGCCCAGCCGGCGCCCGCCAAGTGGTGCACACCGGCGACGAACAGGGCGGCGGCAAGCATCAGCAAGCCGCAAGCTACAGAGAGAGGGGTCGGCTTCATACGATGATGGGGTTCTTTAGGAAGTCGTTCAGCGAGTTCTCGCCCGCGGACACCAGGCAGCGTCCAATGGCCATGATGGTGGCCACTGCGCCGTCGATCTTGTTGTCGTTGCCCTGCTTGATGGGGCGCACGATGTCGTCATTGCCAGCCAGGTGACGGCCGATCACATTGCCGATACACCAGGTCATGATCGGGTGCCCGTCGTGGTGGAACCGCCCCGAGGCCATGGCCGCTTCGAGCTCCTTCATCGGGTCGCTCATGTTGGTGTAGTTCTGCGTGATCGTCACAGGCGTCAGCCCCTCGTCGTCCAGGTGGTGCGCCAGGTTGGTCGCGCCGTGCGGGTCGATCGGGCTGCACTCCACTGCCGCCTGGCGGTTGGCCTCCACGGCCTCGGCCAGGATCTCGCGGTAGTCGATCTCGGCGCCGGGCGTCTCGATGAGGTGCCCGCTGTTGACCCACTTCTGCAGCCGCTCCGCCATCCGCTGGTTGTCCGAGTTGTGCACTGTGTCTTCGGGAACCCAGAACTTAGGGCCCACGCTGTAGTAGTGCCGGCGACCATCGATGTCCCGATAGAAGATGCGCGCCATGCTGTTCAAGTCCAGCTTGCGCGCCAGATCGAACGCCAGAATGCAGGTCTGGCCGGCGAAGTCATCCAGGCACAGCGAGGTATCCTCGCACTCGCGCCACTTCTCCATGTTGAAGAACGCCGACTTGGCTGTCACCCAGACGTTCAGGTGCTTGGTCTTGAACGTATTGGTGAACCGCGCCGTCTTGATGGCGCGCTGCTGTTGGCTCTCCAGGTACTCCTGATAGACAGAGATGCCGATGTTCGGGTTGGCCTTGGCCAGGACCTTCGGGTCCGTCCAGTCGTCTCCCGGGTCGATAGTCCAGATCCAGCCGAATAGCTCCTCGTTCTCGACCGTGCCTTCCAGCATCTCAACCACTTCGCGGCGCTTGTCGTAGCACGGCCCCTCGATGTCCGCGCCGGCCGTGGTGATGATGAACATCAGCGGCTGGCGCCGCGCGCCCATGCCCGTCAGCATCGTCTCGTACTGCACCGCCGTCTGGTGCTCGTGGTACTCGTCCACGATCGCGCACGATGGGCTGGCGCCGTCTCCGGGGTTGCCGATCAGCGGCTCGAAGCGGCTGCCGTCCTCGGGCATCGCCAGCGCCTGGGCGTTGACCTCGATGCCCATGTGCTCGATCAGCATCGGCGAGCGCTGCACCATGAGGCGCGCGGGCCGGAAAACTTCCCAGGCCTGCTTCTCCGTCGTGGCGCCGGCATACACCTCGGCGCCGAACTCCTCGTCGGCCACGAACATGCCGATGCCCACACCGGCGGCAATCACCGACTTCCCGTTTTTGCGGGGCACTTCCCAATACGATTCCCGAAAGCGGCGAAGCCCGCTCTTCTTGCGCAGCCAGCCGAACGTGCAGGCCAGCCCGAACAACTGCCAGGCCTCCAGCGTCACCAGCTGGCGCTTGAAGGCCCACTCGCCTTTCGTGTGCGGCAGCAGTTCAATCAGCCGAATCTTCTTCTCGGCGGCCGCGGCGTCAAAGCGGTACGGGTACTCCTTGCCTCGGCTTGCCTCCAGGTTGTCCAGGTGCCGCTGGCACGCCTGCACCACGTAGATGGATGCGGGGATGCGGCCTTTCACCACGTCCCGAGCGAACTTCAGCGCAGCGGCGACGCGGGGATAGGAGGTGGCCATGGCTACTTCGTGAGCAATCCTGCAAATGGATTGGCGTTCGTTTTCTTCTTCGGCCCGGTGAGCCGCTGCCGGCTGGATGGGTCCAGCCCCAGCAACGATCCGTAGGTGGCCATCTGCCGCCCGGCCTCGTTGACGATCGTGGCCGCCGGGTTCTTTGTTGGCCCGCCCTGGGCGCCGGCCACCACCGGCCCGTTTTTCACCAGCTCCTCCTGCGCCACCCGGAAGTTGCCGTAGGCGGCGCAGTACACCTCGAGGTTCTGGACGTCTGTGGCCTGCAGGATCTGCTGGGCGCACAGCTGAGGTGCCAGGGTTTCCCACAGCTGCCGGCCCGGGCCCTGCAGCCAATCGGGTGGATCAATGTTCACGACCTGGCCGAAGTCCGGCTCCTGCGTGTTCAGCGCGCGCTTACCCGGATTGCCGGTTGCGATCTTGCGTTCTGTCGGCTTGGGACGGCGGCCGGAGCGCCCTGCAACTCCGGCCATCGTGCGGACTCCTGAATTTCATTTTTCGCGGGCGTGAAAATTTGACGGACAGGTCGGTTTCCGGTCGTTTGGGCCTGGACTTTTGACCCGCCCCTCCCCATCCGCACCACCTTGGTGCGCTGCCCGATGGATGTTGCATTGATGCTACAAACCGCCGTCCTCTGGGTCCGACCATCACACCACTGGTGCGGGTCAGGCGCTCGCTGGGGCGACTCTCAGGGCAATGGGACCAGTGGCAATGCCGAGAAGCTTCCAACCGTCTGAGGTCAGCATGGACACGGCGCCGGCAGCGGGCTCAGCGCCACAGCCATCAATCAGGCCGCGAACCCGTTCGGGGATTTGCATAGAGAACAACGCTTCATGCGTGGCGGATCGAAGGCCGGAGGCGAGCCGTCTCAAAGCCCAGTCGAAAGTCCGCCCACGGCGAAGCGCCAATTGCCCGCGTTCGCGGATGCTTCGGATGGATGCCATGGTCAATCCTTTCGGCCGTAGCCGCGCCGCACGCCGCGTGCGGCTTCCTGTTGGGTCTTCTCTCGGTGGCAGGCATCGCACAAGCCCTGGACGTTGTCTGGGTCATCCGTGCCACCCTCAGCCAGCGGCACCTTGTGGTCGCGCTGGGTAGCCAGGGCTACGCGTCCGGCCTGCTGACAGATCACGCAGAGCGGGTTGGATCGAAAGAGCGTCTCGCGCATCTGCTGCAACCGCCGGCCGGTGATGCGCTTCGGCGTGGCCAGCTTCTTCACCCACGGTTCCCTCGGGTGCTCGTCGCATCTGCCGGCGGGGTTTCGGGTCAGCTTGCCGCAGCCTCGGAAGGTGCAGGGGTGGTTAGGCCGTTGGGGCATCTGTGGGTTCAATCCGTGCCCGCGCAGGCAGATCCGCCGTCGCAAGTCCCAGCATCAGCACCGCCCGCGTCCGCTGCTGGGATGGCAGGGATAACGGCCTCGTCGCGATGGGCATGCACGTAGGCTCGCGTGTCGTGCTCAAACTTGGCATGCATGGCCTCTTCACGACTCTTGCGCGCACGGCATAGCAACCAGAAGCCGCCAACGATTGGCGCGCCCGCTACAGCAATGGATGCGGCGATCAGGTAGTGGTTCATGGGCGGGGGAAACGAAAAAGCCCGCAGGGCTAACCGTGCGGGCTTGGGGAATTCAGGGCGAGCATTTCCATCGGCAGCTACCGCAGTCGCTACAGGCCATCGGCCAGGCTGTTGCTACGGGCATTCGAAAGAGAGCCGCCGCGCGAGAGAATCAGCATTCTCTGCAATCGACGGCTGCAATTCTAATCCTGATTCTCGACTGGGCGGAGAATTTTCGCCATCGATTGGCGCGATCGCTGCACACAGTCGTCCATGAAGTTGGCCAGCTTCTTGCCCGCTTCACCATGCGGAGGTCTGGCGCGGCCGGTAGCCCCGCACGGCTTGCAACCCTTAGCGGAAGAGCGATCAGTATTGGGAATGAGTGCGAACTTGCGCCCCTGGCAAGCAGGGCAGGAAGGCTGGAGCCACCAGCCAATGACCGAAGCCACGGCGAGCCCCGGATCCTCGACCCCCCAGGCAGCCGCCTGCATGGTCATCTGGTCACGGACGGAGGTGAATGACTTGAGCCGGCCCATCAGCAGCTTGCCTTGCTGTTCGTTGGCACGGTCGGCCAAAGCCTTGGCCTGCAACTTCTGATCGCTGAGGGTCTGCCTCGGGCTCCGTGAATCGTTCAGCCTTTGAGCCGCAGCCTGCATGAAGTCGCCTGCCGAGCACACCCGTGCGCGCTCAGTGCTTCCCCATTCGGTATGCAGGCGCAGCAGCGCACCTCCTAGGCGGGCCTTGCTCCAACCCGCGGCGATCAGAACGTCACTGTCCGAGCGCGGCGCACCTTCACGCGTCTCGCAGCTCAGGTCGGACGAGTGGGCGGCGCTGGTGTAGGCCTCTTCGATGGTGCGGCGGTCTTCGTTAAACATTTATTCCCCCAGTTATCTATCAAGTTACGTTACTTTACAGCAATCGTCGAAGCCCCAAACGGGCAAGTTCTTTGGCCATCGGCCAGCCTTTCGAATCACCGCCCGGGTTCGCGCTGCCCAGCGCTCTGCCGCTTCGCGATGAGCCTCGCGCCCGCCCACCAGCAGGTGGTAGTGATCGAAGGCGGCATGGCAGCCCTCCACCCCGGGGCGGCTGCAGCACAGAGGAAAGCCCCTGCGGTCATCCACCTTGAGCCCCATCCCTTTTCCTTCGTTCGCATGGGCGTGCTGGCTGTAGCCGATGACCCCGCAGTAGATGCACGGCAGGCAGGACACGGCTCTGCGGTATGAATCGCTGCGCAAAGCGCAAGCCTTTGGGAATGGGGCGATCAGAGGCTGGCGGTTAGCTATTGAATTAATAGCATTCAGCCCTTTTACTAATTGCACCGGAGGCATATTCAGGCGCGTTCGCATGGCGGCCGTGAATGTTCCCGAAGTAATAGCGCGCTCGGCTCTTGCATCAAGCCTTTCAGAGCGCTCCATGTGAGAAACATCACTGTGGCGGCCGAACGCACCCGCTTGGGGCTTGAAGGCAGTCCGCCTGAGGCCCTTTGCGCCTCGACCCATAGGCTTGGTGCGCGCCATCATTTCTTGGCACTCCGGTACGGCCACGCCACCATTGCGGCGTCGCGCGAGTGTTCGTTGCTGGAGCCCGCCCAGCCAGTGACGGCCGCGAAACGCTTGGCGTCCAGCTTTGCGCCCTTGCCGGCAGGGCTGATGCCGTGAGCTGCCACGCCCAGCTCTGCGCACACCGAAGTGATGAGGCTGCACCACGCATCCACCTGGCCGACGTTGCGGGCCATCTTGGCGCTGGCCGCCCCGCTCTTCCCGCGGGTCCAGGTATGGCTCTGCAGGCGGCTGTCCTCAAACACCACGCGCGCTGGCTGCCGGCCCCGAATGAGGCGCTCGATCTGGTGCGGTGGCACCGTCTCCAGATCGGTCAGCATGCCATCCACGTAGGTGGCCACGCCCGTGTTGGCGCCAGGGTCGATACCCAGTATCAGGCTCATGCCGCCGCGCCCTTCGAAAGGCGGTCCTCCACCAGCTTTGCGTAGCCCTGGAGATCGTGCCAGTTGTCCGCATAGTTGGGGTCGCCAGAGAGGATGCGGGCCTGTTTGTCGGCGATGACAGTCAAGGCCTGCTTCTGGACAGCGCTCAAACGCGCCCAGCCCGCCGTAGCGCGCATCACATCCTGTAAGTCTTGGGCAATTGCTGCGTGGTCGGTGAAGTCGCCATAGCGGCTGCCGCGCTCGGCGAGGGTGGCTTCGATGGTCATTGGCTTTCCTCTTTCTTAGGGCGGGCGAACCGCAGTTTTCCGGTGGCATTGCGCTCGACCAAGCCGTGGCGCAGAAGGTTGGCGATGTGGGAATCCGCGGCGTTCAGCGCCCACCCGAAGTGCCGGGCGATCTGCGCCACCGGTGGCAGCTGGTCGTTCTCCTCGAAGAAGGCACGCATGAACGCCAGCACCTCCAGGTTTCGGACAGTCGGTTTGCCGTTCGGGCCACGGCGTGTTCGGGTCGGCAGGCCCTTGCCGCGGAGATGCGCCGCGATGGCATTTGCTTCAGCCATGTAGTTCACGACAAATCACCGAGGATGCGCAGGGCGCGGTTGATGTCCCGGGCGGGCACGAGCAGTCCAGCACGCGCTCCATCAAGAATTCCGTGGGCCCATGTGGCCCGGCGGTCGCGGCTGTCACGTAGAGCAGTCATCGAAGCCTCCCACGTAGCGAAGTGCCTCAGCAGCGTCGCGGATGGCGCCCAGCCGCAGAGTCTTGTCTCCTGCCTGGGCGCGGGCCAAGATCTTTCGCGCCCAGTCCTTCCCGTCACCCACAGGCTCGATGACGACGGCCACAGGAGTCAGGACGGGAGGCGGCAGGCGCTTGAGGCCCTGGGCTTCGAAGTAGGTCTTGACGGGCATCGCGGCGTCGCACGCGACCTCCAACGCCCCCAGTGAGAAAGGGAACTCGGGGTGCTGCTTCACCAACCTCGTAGCGGCCAGCTCCACGATGTCGCCCGGGTACTTCGACAGCGCCCGGTCCCACACCAACATCGCGGCCTTCGTCCCCAGGTCGGAGCCGTCGTCTTCGTCCAGCTTCCCGCTGGAGAACTTCGCCGCGAAGGCGTTGCCATAGGAGCCGTACAGCATCAGGAACAGCTTGCGGACTGTCGGGGAAGCGATGCGCGCGCCAGCTTGGCGCCCATCACGGGCAATCGCCCCATCGGCGAGACTTGCTACGTCGTGCATCACAGGCTCTCCACACCGTCGAAGATGGCGGCATGGGCGCCGGCGTGCTTGTGCGTTCCAGCGCTTCGCCGTGCCTGCGTTCCGCCGCCCTGGCCTTCAGGTGCGAACAGCCCCTGCCAGCCCCCGATCGCCGCGTTTTCGAGCGCCGCGGCGTGGTCGATGCCCTCGGCGCGCCACTTGGCCAGCTTGTCCACGGCCATCTGCTTTTGCTCGGCCGTGGCTTTTTTCCGCTTGGGGCAGGAATGCCAGGCGTCCCAGTGCTGCCGGTTGATCCAGTCCGGCAAGTCGAAGGATGGCGCGGTGACGCGCTTTGTCTTTGGTATCTGGTTCAGTTGATGGTTCAGTGATGGTTTGGGTGCAGCATCTGCGGGGGTGGGGTGCAGCATCTGCGGGGGTGGTGGTGCAGCATCTGCACCCCGGGGTGCAGGATCTGCGGGGCGCATTTGCTGCGGGGGTGCATATGCTGCGGGGGTCAGTTGGTACACCGTCGAAGTGCCGCGACGCTCACTGGCGCGCAGCAGGTTGGCGACGGACAGCCACTTGATCGCGCCCTGCACGGCCCGCTCAGACAGGCAGGTGCGAATGGCGATGGTCTTGACGGATGGCCAGCAGTAGCCGTCATCGTTCGATTGGTCAGCGAGGGAGACGAGCACAGCCTTCTGGGCAGGAGACATCCCGCCCAGCGGCCAGCACGCACTCATGATGATGGTGCTCACAGGACCCCCGAGATCACCGGCAGCACGAGGTGCTCCCTTCGTTTGCCAGCAGCGTTGACTGCGCGCGCCGCGGTGCACAGGCGCTGCAAGACCATCTCGGCCTGGCGGCACTCTGCCTCGATGCGCGCCAACTCGTTGTCGCTGACCTCACCGTCCTGCATGGCATCGATGACGACTGAGGTCACGTCGGAGGTTTCGCGCATCAGCTCGCACACGCGCTGCACAGGATCGTGCTGGCCTTCGGATGGGGCTGGGTTCGGCTCGAACCGGCCACCGCACTCCGCCGCCACATACGAGGCGTAGTCCTGCGCATGGGGCGTGCCGGCCTCCATGCACAGGCGGGCAATGGACAGAGCATCCATGGCGCCCAGCTTGTGGGTGGTGGCTCCGGAAAGCTCCTTGCGGGTCACCTCGTCGGTCTTGCCGATGCGAAGTGCAACGACCGCGCGGCCGCCGGGGAATTGATCTACTGCGCGCCGCAGCGCATCGAGGATGGTGCTCATGTCCGACTCCAGGATTTATGGACGTTGCTGCATCGCAGCAGCGGGGGGAAGATCGCGGCCATGAGAGAGAACATGACCAAAACAAAGGGCGCCCGCCCTCCCTGCCGTACGATGGGAGCCGCTTACACAACCATCAACAAAGAGGGCAGGCATGAACACGAAACTGACAATCGAGAATTTGGCCAGCGGCACGCTGCTGTGCACACTGGAAGTGCCCATGGGGAAAGCCGAGGTCATCCGTCTCACCCTGGAGCATCCAAAGGACCTGAAGCGGACGACGTCTCAACTGGAACTTCAGTTGCTGCAGGCCGCACGGGACAGGCTGAGCGAGATGTGCAGCCAACATCCCGAGAGCAAGCGAACCTGACGGAGTCCTCTTCCAAAAATTGGAACGAGAAGCACGCGGAACAAGGCTGGGGCTGTTGCAGCACCTCATCCATGGCTCACCTCCTTGGTGGCGGCACGACGCGGCGCGGTGGCCTGGGCCAGATCGATGCCGGCGAGTTTCTTTCGCTTGGTTGCTCGAAGGAGCATCATTCGGGCTGGAGGAATGCCGTCCTTCTTCCATTCGCTCACGCTTGGCATGGCAACTTCGAACAGGCGGGCCACGGCGGCCGTGCCGCCCAGGGCGTCGATGACTTTGGTTGCTTGGCAGTTCATGGCCCGCATATTAGCCCAGGCTACCAATCATCGCAAGCCCAGGCTAACATTTCATTTGTTAGGCTGGGCTAATGGAAAATCTGCAGCAGCGCCTCGCATCCGTTTTCCCGCAGCCACTTGAGCGGGGGGTTATGGCCACGGTCGCCCAAATTTGTGGCGTGAGTCGCCCCACTGTCTCCAACTGGTTCAATAACCCCGAAAAGGTCTCGACCATCAGCCGCACACATGCTGAAGCGATATGCAGTCGGTTTGGATTTGGCGTGTCGCCGCTGTGGCTGTCTGAGGGGACAGGGCCACGCGATGCGCCAGCAATTGAACCGCCGGCGACGGCGGAAGTTGCTGGCGCGCCAGCGGTATCGTCCAGCATGAAAGACGAGTTCGTGGCGGTGCGCCGCGCCGACGTCAAGTTCTCCAACGGCCACGGCCAAGTGACCTACGAAGAGGACGACCACCCGCCCTTGGTGTTTCGCTCCGACTTTCTGCGGCGCATGGGCATTGCCGCAGGCGATGCGGTTGTGGTTGAGGCCGAGGGTGTCAGCAATGAGCCCAAGATTCCCGAGGGGTCAGTGGTGCTGGTCAACAGAGGCGACAGGGAACGTTTGAACGGGGACCTCTTCGCATTCCGCTGCGATGGAGAGCTTCTAATCAAGCGCCTGGAAAAGATAGAGAACGTGGGGATCTTGGCAACCGCCGACAATCCGCACTTCAAGCCGAAGACCAAGGTTTATACGAATAGAGCAGACTTCGAAGTGATCGGCCGCGCTGTGTGGACGGGCTCGGTTCTATAAGGGGGAGCGGGATGAAAGCGTTTTTTACTATGGCTGTTGTCGCTGGCCTAGCAAGCACCAACCTAGCCCATGCGAAGGGTTTGGAGTGCTACGCAAACCCGAACACTGATGCGCACCAGTGCATCGATCCCGCTCAGGTACGAGAGGAGAAGGGCATCCGATCAGCCCCTCTATTCACTGGCGGCCCCAAGGAGGTGCGCCCATCGGGATTTTCCGTCCACGTGAACTGCGCCACACGGGTAATTCATCTCAAGGACCGAGACGGAGTGAGCTTCGCAGGGTCTCGCGCGGACACCAGGGCCAGTATTTCACTGTCCAACCTTGTTTGCGATGCGCCGTTGAAAACTTCGAGCCGAGAGAAGGCCAAAAAATAGCGGCCCACCGCTTTCTCGCGTAGCAAATTGAAAAGGGGAGAGGGATGGCACTGATCACATGCGGCGATTGCGGCAAGGACGTGAGCGACAAGGCGCCGGCATGCCCCCATTGTGGGGCGCCGCTCAGCAGGGCAATTGAAGCCGGCGGCCAACCAGTCCTGACAACCCAGCAGACCGCCAAGAAGTACAAGGGCGCGCAGTTGGTCGGCTGTGCGATGCTGGTTGCCGGACTTGTGGTGGGGTGTTCAAGTGCTCAATCCACGGGCGGCGGACTCCTGGGTGCGGCCGGCCTATTGGTGTACCTTGGCGCTAGGCTTCTGGCGTGGTGGGAGCACGGCTAGCCAGCTCACAGCTTGACGAAGCGAACAGTTCTAAAAAGGAGAGAGGGATGCGGAATTACCTAGCGGTGCTACTGCTCTGCCCAGCGGTTTTATTCGCCCAGCCAGGGGATGGCGCGAAGTACGACACCTGCGCCGGCAGCTTGGAGCTTCAGAAGTGCAAGGCACGAATTGACGCCTTGGCAAGCGAGACCCCGCAAGCCAAGCGCGCACGCGTCGAAGCGCTGGAGCGGGATCGCCGCGCGGCCGCCGAAGAGGTCGCCAAGATTCCAATCACTGTCAGACAACCCACTCAAAGGGCTGTGGCGGCAGATCCAACGATTGGAATGACCCAGCAAGAAGCCGTTCAGACCTTGTGGGGCCAGCCTGAGTCGAAAACCCGTACCGTCACCGCATCCGGGAGCAGGGAGCAGTGGGTGTATGGCGAAGGGCGATACCTCTACTTCGACAACGGCCGAGTTTCAGCGATCACAAGCCGGCCCTGAACATCGGCTCGTACGATTGGGCTGCGGGGCGGCTGTCGGGTTCTAATCGCCGGATGACACCGAAGCGCAAAAAGAAGCCGGCCCGAGCGTCGGCAGCAACTCTGATCCTTCGCACCTCTGGCAAGGCCCGGAGGCTGCTGATTTCCCTGTTTACGGCCAGCGTGGTGGGCCTCCAGGTCACCAGCTGTGGTGTGGCTCCGGTGGTGCCCAGCGCCGAAGCGAGGCCCGCGCCCTCCTCTGCTGCTGGGTTCGCTGGTTGCCCCCAGCACTTCGCCGGCGGCGTGCCACCCGTCACCCCGGCCGCGCCCAAGCTGCGTGAGCTGTGCTTCGACTCGTTCGCCGTGCTTCACAGTGGCAACACGAAGACCCCTGTTTACGTGGCTGAGCGCCTCAACCGGGAGTCCCTGCAGGGCAAGAGGCCCAAGCGAACGGATAGGTTCTACGCGGAAGCGCGGCTACCTGACGACGAGCGGGCGCAATTGGCGGACTACAAAGGCTCAGGCTGGACCAAGGGGCATATGGCCCCCGCCGGCGACATGACGACGCCCGAAGCCATGGCTCAGTCGTTTTCGCTGTCCAACATGGTGCCTCAGGACGGTTCTAGTAACAGCGGGCCTTGGGCAAAGATTGAAGAGGACACCCGGCGGTACGTGATGCGCGCTCGTGGCGATGTGTACGTGATCACCGGGCCGGTGTTCTCGCCTGGTGCTGAGCGCATAGGCGCCGGCGGCGTGGCCGTGCCGTCCCACCTGTTCAAGCTGGTGTACGACCCGGCAACAGGCAAGAGCTGGGCGCACTGGCAAGAGAACTCGCCGGCCGCGCAGATCGGGCGACCAATCAGCTATGGAGAACTGGTGAAGCATACGGGCACAGATTTGCTTCCGGCTATCAACTCCGAAGAGTGATAGTAGCAATTCTGATTTCAGGTCGCTTGGTCAGACCTTAGAACCGCTATCGTATAGCTCAGTCGAAAAGGTAACATATGAGCTACCAACCGACGGACTGATTGACAGAATACCAATTTTGGCATATACTCCCCTCCTCTCGTTGCACAAAGATGTGCGAATTGACCTTGCCTCTATTGCGCAGAACGACCGTAGGGCGCATGCCAAGATTGCAGCGTTAATCCGGCAGTTACAGGCTGATGATCAGTTGGCAGAACGTCTACTAGATCATGGATTTGGGGATGATAAAAAACAACCTTATTCAGTCAGTAAATGGTTGGGGCTGTGGCGGCAAGGCATCGATCTTTGGAGGTTGAAATCTTGGGATTTGGAGTTAGACCGTCTGAAATACAGATTTCTTTACTTGTATTTGCGAAGTGAAGCCCGATTTGTAGTAATGGCAATTGTTGAGCGGAGCCAATTTGACTATGACGATCTCGAACACCCCATCTCACAAAGAATCCGTAATAGTATTAGCGAGTCATACGGACTCTAAGCCTCAATCGGCAGTTTCTCAAAAGCCTCACATTTATGATTTCACGACTAAAGATCTCCCAGTTACTGGCAGTGCAGATGAATTTAGGATCGATGATTACATCGATTCATTAGAACCGGACCAAATTGCGGAGATCGATGCGCAAAATTCCTGGGTTTCTGATGAATTTTATCCAGAGACAAATCTTGCATCATTACGCTTAAACGCCGGCTTGTCGCAAAAGTCCTTGGCAAACCAATGTGGTTTAGAGCAATCCCATATTTCAAGGTATGAAAGCGGGAAACATACCCCCGGCTTATTCCAAGCGACTGAACTTGCCAAAGTACTTGGCGTGTCTCTTGATACTTTTGCTGCGGCCTGCAGGGCCTCTGGAATGACAAAATAATATGGACCTAAAAGACAGCCGATGGGTTCTCGTGACATGGTGTGATGATGTTCGGCAAGAGATAGGTAACAAACTATCCTATATGGGAGTTTTTACTTCTGGACTAGTAGTTCAGAGCTTGCCAACAGTCATTCATCGAATCGCAGCTCAGATTACCATCTCCACGCCAATAAGCAATCCATTTAAAAAGATGGTTATCAGACTAGTTAGAAATGACTACCCAGAACCAGTTGCCGAAATATCATTATCTGAACAAGATTTGCCTGGGATGGTCGAAAGATTTTCGGAGCATAAGCTTGATACTTCGAAATGTATGGCACTGAGCTTCACAGTTATGATTGGTCCAACAGAACTCTCTAGAGAAACCGAGTGGTTTAAAGTTTTCGTTGACACAGAGACTGAAACTCTTGAATCTTTTAAACTGAGAGTCAGCGTTGCGTAGCGCTAATTCCATTATGAAGACAAGCCCGCTCAGCGCGGGCTTTTTTACGCCTGCACCGGTCCCGCGTCATACACCTCAACCGGAGCCAGGCGCAGCAGTGCCTGGGCATCCTTGAGCGTGCCGGCCAGCCACTGGTCATAGTCCTCCGGCGCCAAGGGGATGACGCTGCGCTTGTCCTGCTGGTCGGCTGGCTTCTTGGGGTCCGGCTTGTGCATGCGGCTCATCAGCGGGTCGTGGTCGGCGTTGATCGTGAGCATGGTGTAGCTCTCGTGCACTTCGCCCGTCGCCTTGTCGGTCCAGGTGTTCCACAGCCCGGCCAGGCCCCATAGCGCCCCATCGGTGCGCCGGAAGCGCCACCACACGTTTTTGCCGCTCTCCCAATTCGGCTCGTCGAACCACTCGGCGGGGATGATGCAGCGCTGCCCACGGGCCCAGGGCTGCTTGTAGCTTGCCTTGGCCGACAGTTCCTCTGACCTGGCATTGTTGGTGGGGTATTTCAACTTCGGCTCTTTTGCGAACCACGGGATCAGCCCCCACTGCCCCACCACCAGCTCGCGGCTGAATCCCTCGTCATCTCGGGCGCGGCGCAGGAAGGGGCCCTGCCCTCGCGGGTACAGCACGTCATCCCACCATCGCCCATCCCCGGTCTTGTTGCTGATCTCCCAGCCCTGTTCGATGGCCCGGGCGTCGGCCGGCGGTTTGTAGGTGTTGCACATGAGGTCAGCATGCCGCAGCCTCATTGCCGCCGTCTGTCGGATCGCGCGCACTTTCCACGCTCCGTTTTTTGCAGCGCCTCATGCATGTGCGACACGGGCACGCGCGGAAAAGTTGGCCAGTCACCGAGCGGCGCGCGCGCAATGGCACATTGCAGCAACACCAGAACACTGTATAAATCAACAGTATTCAGGAGCTGTCATGTGGTGCGTCGTCTATCCCCTCTATCGATCCGGTGTTCGCCTCCCCGCCGAAGAAGCGCAGGCCGGCGGGCTGCATGGGTGGATGGTTTACCGGCTGAAATTGTCAGGCGGGCTTCCGCATCCACACGCCCTGCTACTCCCCAATTCGGAAACCTCCGACCTCTACCCCCTGCTACGCCTCGAACACCCCAGCCTCACGCTCGTGGAAGGTGGCATTCGAATGGTGGGGCGCGAATGGAATGTGGACTACCTGCGGATCAAGCAAGGGTGGTGGGTCATCCCTGGAAAGGAAACCACATGAATCAACCCCCAAGCCACCCCACCCTGCTCAACATGCCCACATGGGGGTTCCGCATCCCCTCAGTCGAAATCTTGCCGCTGCCCGCCGATGCGTACGAAGTCCGCCAGGTGCAAGCCGATTGGTTCGAGGTCCGCGAGCGCGAGAGCGACCGGCTCATCTGGTCGGGAATTGGGCCGGTGAGTGTCGAGGTGTCGCGAGCTCCGTTCTGAATTGGTCATTTGTTAGCCTGGGCTATTGACAATAACTTAGCCTCGGCTAACAATAAGCCCATCGCACCAAGCAAACCGCCTGGACCGCGATGGGGCCAATCCATCGAGAGCCGCCCCTTGCTCTTGCAGCTTGGCAGGCTGGGTAAATAAAGCACCTCCGCAGGCAGTAGCGGACGACAAAAGGCTGTACCCGCTCTACCACTCACACACCTCCCGGATGGGATTCCAGGTGTCAATGCAGTGATCTGGGAAAGGCCGGTCTAAATCCATCCGCTGGGTTCAATACGGCGGTGAGGCATCCAGGGAGGCCGAGAACAGAAACGCCCCGCGCGAAAGCGCTGACCACCTCGGGAAAGTAGCGAGGGCCCTCATCAAAGCGCGCGCCCAGCGCTTCGACTTTGATGATGGTTGTGACCGGTCTTTGCCTACCGGCATGGGGTGAAAGTCCCCACGCACTACGACTGAGAGACTCCAAAAGCCGGGGCGAACACGGCGAACCATCTTCACTTTCCAGCCGGGCCTGGGTTTCCTCCTCCCTCCCTTCTTGCTTCCCCAGGCATGCCCCCTTGGGGCACCGGCTTCTTTACCCCCGATCAGCCCGCCATTGCGCGGGCTATTTTTTTGGAGACGCCATGGCAACAGAATCCCTCGATCAGCTGCAGTCCCGCGAGCTTGCGATCGGGCCCACCATCCTGCTGGCCAGCGGCCGGCACTTCAACTTCGAACGGCCCGAGGAGACGCCAATCAGCGTGGACGATATCGCGCACGCGCTGTCCCACCTCTGCCGATTCACCGGGCACTGCAGCGGCTTCTATTCGGTCGCCCAGCACGCGGTGCTGGTTTCACACCTCGTTCCGCCGGAGCTCGCCTTCCAGGCGCTGCACCACGATGACGTGGAGGCGGTGATGGGCGATATGTCCACCCCGCTCAAACGTCTGGTGCCCGAATACAAGGCGCTGGAGCACCGGGTAGAGGCAGCCATCCTCGCCCAGTTCGGCCTGCTGCCAGCTATGCCGCCCGAGGTGAAGCATGCCGACCTCGTGGCGCTGCGCACCGAGCAGCGCGACCTGATGCACATCGATGGAGGCGCGTGGCCATCGCTCGATGGAATCGAGCCTAGCGATGCGCACAAGCTGGTGCCGATGCAGCCCGAGGTAGCGCGGCAAGCGTACCTCGACCGCCATTTCCAACTGCTTGCCGCCCTCGGCGCCGCGCCGCCCCCTGAATCCGATGCGCCCGCCGATGGGGACCAGCACTACGTGCCAGACCCTTCGGCCATGGGGTGGGTGTGCACGAGAGTCTGGAAGGGCACCGAGTACGACCTCATGCGCTTGCGCCGCGGGCTCGTGTACCGCCGTGCTGATGACGCGGCAGCACGGGCCCGCTGCATGGCCGTACCGGATGGGGCCACGCAATGAACGGCAAAGCACACCCCGACACAGCACGGCTCGACTTCTTGGAGGCTCAGGGGGTGGACATCATCTACTTCAGCAGCGGAGGGGGCATCGACGTTCGCAACAGCGGTCGGGGGGCGCGCGCAGCGATAGACGAAGTACGCGAGATGAGCATGGCCGCGCCGGGCGGGGCGATGGCCATCGGCATCGATCTAGATCCAGCTTCCTTGGAGCAAGGAGAACCCGCATGAAACACGCACTCATCTGGCTTGCGGCCAGCCTGTTAACGCTGGGCCTGGGCGCTCTGGCGGGTCATGGCCACACAGAGGTCGAGGCCGACCAGGAAGACGAAGCCGCGCTCCACTCGCGGGCCTGGGCGGCTCAGCAGGCCTGCGGGCCACACCTTGAGCCGGAATGGCTGGATGACAAGTCGCTGCGCTGCTTGCGACGGCAAGTCGGCCCTTGAAGAATTTCTCAATCAGGGCCCGCCAGAAGCGGGCTTTCTCTTTTTTGGAGCCCCGATGGACCATACCGACATCACCTCGCCCTACAAGCCCCCTGACCGCGATTACCAGGGCCTTGAGCTGAAGCGCATCCCCGGCATGGCCTATGGCCGCCTGCGTGCATTCGATCTGCCATCCCGGGTTGGCCGGCACCTCCACTATCCGGACGGCCGGGTCCTGCCATTCCCAGAACCCGCGGTGTCATGAAGCAGTCGGCCGAAACCATCGCCGAGCGCCGGGCCCGCCTCTCGCTTCCCAAGGCGCTGGCCGCCAGCAAGAAAGCCCGGGCGGTCTGGTGGCGCGAGTGCAATTCCGATCTGAGCTGCGCGAGCTGCGGTGCTCACATCCCCGAACGGCCCGCCGAGGGCCAAGGACTTCCCTGCGGCCACTGAGAGACAGCCGCCCACCCAACCCCAAGCCCGCCATGAGCGGGCTTCTTCATTTCTGGAGCCATGAATGCTCACTCCCCAGTTCGTTCTCGCCCTGTCTGCCAAGCTGGTGATCGACCTGTTCGCAGGCGGGGGCGGTGCCTCCACCGGCATCGAGCAGGCCATCGGCCGCCACGTCGATGTTGCGATCAACCACGATGCCGACGCCATTGGCATGCACGAAGCCAACCACCCACAGACCCAGCACTACCGAGCCGACATCCGCGATGTTGACCCGCTGGTGGTGACCAAGGGTCAGCAGGTGGGCCTGCTGCACGCCTCACCGGATTGCACCCACCACAGCCAGGCGCTGGGCGGCCAGCCGCGCTCGGAAAAGATTCGGTCGCTGGCCTGGGTGGTGCACCGCTGGGCCGGAAAGACCCGCCCCGACGTCATCACGCTGGAGAACGTCGAACAGATGCTGCAGTGGTCCCCGCTGGTAGCGAAGCGCGATTCGGCCACGGGCCGCGTCATCACGCTGGACAAGGTGACGGACGCCGCGGGCAAAGCCACTTACCGCGTGGCAGAGCCTGGCGAGGTGGTGCCGCGGCGCAACCAGTTCCTGGTGCCCGACACCAAGCGCAAGGGCCGCAACTGGGATCACTTCGTGACCGGGCTGCGCGCCATGGGCTACAAGGTCGAGTGGCGCGTGATCTGCAACGCCGACCTGGGCGCGCATAGCACCCGCACGCGGCTCTACATGATCGCCCGCTGTGACGGCCTGCCGATCGTGTGGCCAGCGCAGACGCACAGCAAGAAGCCGAAAGCGGGCCTCCCGCGCCACCGGCCGGCCGCAGAGTGCATCGACTGGAGCATTCAAGGCAACAGCATTTTCAACCGCAAGAAGTCTCTCGCGGAAGCGACGATGCGCCGCATTGCCCATGGCATGCGAAAGTTCGTGCTGGACAGCCCTGACCCGTACATCGTGAACTGCGCTGCGCCGGCGCTGGTGCCAGTCACGCACACCAGGGATACAGCCTTCGACGTGACCAACGCTCTGCGCACGATCACGACTGCCAAAGGCGGCGAGACGGCGCTGATGGCGGCCCACCTCGTACAGATGGGCTACGGCGAGCGGCCCGGACAGGCTCCCCGCTCGCTAGATCCGCGCGGCTCACTGGGCACCATCACCGCGGGTGGGCAGAAGTTCGCCGCGGCAGGAGCGTTCCTCGTGCAGGCCGGCCACGGTGAAGGCAAGGACGGCGGGAAGCGCTGGAGCCACGGCGCCAACGACATCGGCGGGCCGACGGGCACAGTGACGGCCAGCGGCGGAGGCCAGAGCTTGGCGGCGGCTTTCATGGTGCAGGCCAACGGAGGGCACAACACGGTGCATGCGCGCAACCTTCGGGAGAGCGTGTCCACGGTCACGACTTCGGGCAGCCAGCAGCAGCTCATCGCGGCGCACCTGACCACGCTGCGCAAGCACAGCACCGGCCGCGATGCGCGAGAGCCACTGACCACCGTGGCCGCTGGAGGCGAGCACCAGGCCGTGGTCCAGTACGAACTGAGCCAGGAGCACCACGGCGGCGCGCTGCGGTGCGCCGCGTTCCTCATGCGCTACCACGCGAGCGGCGGCCAATGGTCAGACCTGCGCGACCCTATGACGACGATCACCACGCACGACCGCCTCGCGCTCGTGACGGTATGGCTCAAGGGCGAGCCTTGGGTGATCGTGGACATCACGCTGCGCATGCTGGTGCCGCGCGAACTCTACAACGCCCAGGACTTCCCGGAGGGCTACGTGATCGACCGCACCGCCGCCGGGAAGCCTCTCACCAAAACCGCGCAGGTGCGGATGGCAGGCAATAGCGTGTCCCCGTTGCCGATGCGCCTGATCGTCCAAGCCAACTATTCCGACGCCCAGGCAACAGAGCTGCTCAAGGCTGCCTGACCCTGCCCCGGGGCGAACCCCTTTATCAACTGGAGGCCATATGGCCATCACTGCATACCCACTCACATGGCCGGCGGGCTGGAAGCGCACGCCTGCAGCATCTCGGCTCCCCGGCAATTTCGGCATGAAGAAGGAAAACCGTTTCGGGCGCACTAGCAAAGTACCGCTGAGCATCGCGGAGTCCACCACGCGACTGCTCGCTGAGCTGGAGCGCATGGGCGCCCGGCAGAGCACCGTCGTGTTGTCAACCAACCTGGTGCTCCGCCAGGACGGGCTACCGCGCTCGGGCCAGGCGGCGCCTGCAGACCCCGGCGCCGCTGTGTACTGGAAAGACCCATTCAACGGTCAGCCGCGCAGCATGGCGATCGACCGATACGCGAAGGTCGAGCAGAACATCGCCGCGTTGGCGGCCACCATCGAAGCGTTGCGCGCAATCGAGCGCCATGGCGGCGCCGTCGTGTTGGAGCGGGCATTCACGGGCTTTACCGCCCTGCCCGCTCCCATCGTCGCGGGCATGCACGGGGACTGGCAGGCGGTCCTTGAACTGCAGGACTTGCTGGCGCCGGAGCGCCAAGACATCGAACGAGCCTACCGAAGGCTCGCCGCCCTTCACCACCCCGACCGCGGCGGCAGCGCCGAACGCATGGCCGATATCAACCGCGCCCGAGCCGAAGCGCTCAAGGAAACCCCATGACCACAACCCCAACCCCCGCAGCAGCGGCAGACCTGCCTGAGGCGCCCTACTTCAAGGGACCATACGTGACCAATACTATGCGCGCCGGCTGGTGCGTCCGCGTCGCCGGTATTGAGCCGGCGAATCCGGATGGAGGATTGAGAACCTTGGAAATTGCCGGCGGCCTACCGACCGAAGAAGCCGCACAACAGGCGCTGGCGGAATGGGCCGCCGCTCTGACCGCATCCGCGTCGGCCGAAGACGAGGACGGCGCGGCGTTCCGCGCGGCGGCGAGGCTGGGCCTAACGCTCCGCTTTCATGGAGGATGCGCACAGTCCAGCATGCCGGGCGCGCCCAGTGCCTACGAGGTCGTGGCGGGCGAGGACCGGGCCACTGCGATGCGCGAGGCCGTCAAGCGCGCGGCGGCCGTCATCGAAGCCGGCGGCGAGGCTCAGCGCCTTGAGCAACCGCCCCAGGCAGGAGCAGAGAGCTACCCGCCAGATGGTGCAATCGTCGGCAAGTTGATCGAACTTGCACGCATCGTTGACCGGGCTGTCAACGACTGGGGTGAGTCACACGCTGATGGGTCAAGTGTTGTCATCTTTCACAAGAATGAAGCTGAGGCGCGTGACGCGATACTCGACTACCTCGATTGCCTGCCGGATAACCCTGATCCTAACATCCTGGAAAGCGGGCCTATCAAGGCTTCGCGCATTCTCACCGCCACCTCCGCCCTGCGCGCAGGCCATGCAGCACCACCTCGTGCCCCTGCCGCACCCAGCGCCCAGGCTGATGCGCCCGTGCCGGACGCTTGGATCGTCTACGCCAAGGGCTCGCGCCGTTACTGGACTGTCACGCTGAGGCTGGATGCTGACGACATTCCGGAAATCTATAAAGGAGGTGAGTCCGTTCCGTTGTACAGGGCTGATGCGCCCGTGCCGAGCGGGTGGAAGCTGGTGCCGGTGGAGCCAACAAAAGCCATGCTTCTTGCGGGCTCGTCTGACCTTCAATTCGGCGATTGCATCGGGACGCTGACGCGCGCCAGTGAGTGCTACCGCGCCATGCTCGTCGCCGCCCCACAACCACCGGCGTCCCCCACCTCCAAGCAAGCGGGGGTGCCAGTCACGCTCATGACGGAAGATGAAGCCAGTAAATGGGCGTGGGATCGGGTGCGGCAAGACGTTGGCACCGAGGGCTGGACTACAGGAGATTCTTGCAACTTCTTCGGTTTCTTCCTGCATGGATGGCGCTACCGAGGCCAATATGAATTGCAAAGGCCTGCCACCCTGCTCGCTGCCGCCCCATCCGCACCCACGCAGGAGGCGGCCCAGCCAGCGGCAGGACAGGGGGATACGCCCGACCCACTACAAGGCGCGGCGGACTGGCTGGTGCAGGCACATGCGGCGCTGGAAACCAGTACGCTCGCCGGCAAACTCTCCATTGGCTACAGCCGGGCCAAGCGCTTGCACGACGCAGCCATGGCCGCCAACGCACAGGAAGGCGGCACACATGGCTGATAGCACCACCCTTGAGGGCCGTAGAGCGTCCTCATTCAACGCTAACAAGCAGCGCGTGTGCTCATCACATTGGGATGGCCTTGATTCTGGCTGTGGCAAATGCCCCATCAGACTCGCATGCCACTCCGGGCCAACAACCCGATTGACTTATGACGATTTGATGTCATGGCGAGATCGCGTCAATGCTGCGGCAGATGACGTGGCAATCAAGGAGGCAGCATGGCCCTAGAAATTACTCTCGGCGAAATCAAAGCATATTTGCTTGATGAAGCCGACTTCAACCGCAGTTGGGCGGATGGCCGAAGAGGCGGCCCAACGCCCCCGGCAATTGAGTACGCCACGCGCCGGAACGCTCACGCCGAAAAACTGGAGTCATGGGCTGCGGCCATATCCGAGATGATCGAATCACTTCAGCGCCGCGCTCCCGCCCCTGCGAGCAGCACGGAGGCGGTGCAGTACCGGCTGCTGGACCGAGGGCGGGACACCATCCAGGCAGACGACGAATTTCTACGCGAGGATGGCGTGACGTGGGTAAAAGATCCGGCTGGAGTTTTTGTCGGCTGCACCTACCAGGGCGACATCCTATTGCCCGCGCGCCGCGCCATCGAGGCCGCCCACGGCATCACCAAGGGAGACGGCACCTGATTCCCCCGAAGCGTGCCGCGGGCGGACCTCCGCCTTACAGCGACCCCAGCCACGAGCTGAACGGGACCGCCTTCCACTCCGGCAGCCCGTGCATTGAGCCCGGCTGCGACAACCCTGCCGGCACTTGGTGGTCACCCCACTGGTGTCAGGCATGCAATGCCGCCCGGCTCCAGCGCCTTGAAAAAGCCGTGGCCTTTGCCATGCACGGGCGCCGCCGACGGCGATAGCCCCAGCCCCAACCCTGAGCCCCGCCACCGTGCGGGGTTTGTTTTTGGAGCTCGACAAAGCCATGACCGCACCCGATTGGCCCAAAGCAGACAGAGCCTACCAACTCCACCACGCCGGATGCCGCGCCTGTATCGGCGCCGGCGCCAGCCCACTCACCCAGCAGCGATGCCCGGATGGCGCCGCGCTGTGGGATGCATACACCAGGGAAAGGAAACTCCATGAGCGACTCAAGCGCCAACCCCGAACAGATCATCGTCACAGCCGCGGTGCGTGATGCCATCGTGCGCCAGGTGGCCGCCCTGAATGGCACGGCGCGCGAATGGTTGATCGCTGCCGGATGGACGCCACCCGGCGAGGAGCGCCAGCAGGCCGCCCCCGAGCGGAAGCCCACCAGCACCGGCGTCACCCTGGAGAGTGCGCCACTGGGCACAAAGGCCCCGTCGAGGGACGGCGGGGCGTGGTGCAAAACACAAAGGGGATGGAAATGGGGAGGGCCGGCCGGCAACGGCAGCACGCTCCCTCGGCCGGGCGCGGACTGGGACGGGAGGCTGCTGGTCCCTTTAGGGCACATCGCCGCACCCCTCCCAGGCATCTCATCTGCGAAGCGGCCCGGCAAGCTCAAGCCCCAAGGACCAACACAGCAGATGCCCGAGTGGAAGGCGCTTGAGTTGGTGGGAATGGCCTCCTGGGCCCGCTCGTATAGCACCCACCCTCTGGACGCCCTGGAGCTCATCAGGGCGGTTGAACAGCACTACGGACGAACCGAAGGAGCCCCACATGCCTGAATACCTGAGCAGCCAGGAGCTGCACCAACTCACGGCCTATGCCCGCTCGGGGCAGCAGGCTGAATGGCTCAAATTTCGTAGCATTCCCCATAGGCTGGACGGGACTCGCGTGATCGTCTCGCGGGTACATGTGCAGTCGTGGCTGGAAGGCAAAGCGGTCATTAGTCGCGGCGGCATGAACGTCGCGGCCATCCGATAGGAGGGGCGATGCCCAAAATCACGAAGTACCCGCGCCTTCGCACCAAGGTCTACAAGGGCAAGGGCGGGCAGGCGTATGTGTACTACGTGTACGACATGCGCCCGGACGGCAAGCCGGATGTTCGCCTGGGCAAAGACTACGCCTCCGCGATCGAGCAATGGGAGCAGCTGCACAACAAGGTGCCGCTGACCATCGGACGGTTGGAAGAAGCCTTTGCGCGGTTCGAGGAAAAGGAACTGCCCAAGTACGAGAGTGCCGAGACGCGCAAGGGCTACGCCAAGAATCTGCGCGCGCTCCGGCCTGTCTTCGGCGGAATGGCCTGGGACGAGGTGGACCTGCCCGCACTCCGGCTGTACCTGGACCACCGAACGGCCAAGACCCAGGGCAACCGGGAAATTTCGCTACTCCGCATCGTGTGGGGCAAGGGCTTGCTCTGGGGTCTGACCCGCCTCCCCTGGCCCGCCGCCGGAGTGCGCGGGTGGAAGAACGAGGAGCAGGCGCGTGAAGCAGAGGTCACGCCGGCCATGTTCGCGGCGGTCTACGCCCAGGCTGACCAGGTGCTGCGCGACTGCATGGACATCGCGTCAGCCACGGGTATGCGGATCACCGACGCCAGAACGGTGCGGATGCCGGTCGATGGGGTAATAACCCATCGGTCCAGCAAGACAAAGAAGCCATTGCAGTTCCTGGTGGCTCAATCGCCGGTGCTGTCCGCCCTTGTGGCGCGGCGCGAAGCCATGAAGGCGTACAGCGTGATGATCCTGTCTACCGCCAGCGGCCGACAGGTGACATGGCGGATGCTGCGGGACCGCTGGGATGCCGCGCGCGACAGCGCCGCCTACCGAGCCGAGGTCACGGGTGACGCAGCGCTGGGCCAGCGCATCCGGGGGATGTACCTGCGCGACATGCGCTCCATGGCTGCCGACTTGGCGACCGATGTGGAGGCCGCATCAAAGCTGCTCCAGCACAGCAACAAGTCGATCACCGAAAAGCACTATCGGACCAAGGTGGAGCCGCTGCGCGCAGTCCGCTAATCGTTGGCGCAAAAACTCTGATATCCAGCGAACAAACCCGCAACTCTTTGCGCCAAAAACGAGCCTGCGGCCCGCATGAATCCAGGATTGCGAGGGGGACTCAAAATCCCCCGCCGCAAGGCGTGCCGGTTCGATTCCGGCCCCGGGCACCATCAACGAGTCCGTAAGAGTCCATACTCTTCCGGACTTTGTTGTTTCTGCTTATGAAGCAACATCTTAGCTGTCCCTAGGCATCCATGCCAGTCCACCCCCATCTACGCAAAATGGGGCACATTTGGGGGCGCCTTTTCTCAAAGTGGGGGCACATCCATGCCCCCGGCATTGCGCTGAATGTGCCCCCAACGGCGAACATCAGCCAGCCTCCAAAACGCTTGCGAGTGCCTGCGATGACGGTCGCCAAACCCTTAAAGCAGTCCAGATTCGCCAGCGCCGCATGACTAATGCAGGCCGTTCTGAAAAAAACTTTTGGCGCGCGCTTGGAGGGTCGGTAAACACTCCAAACACTACAAACCCACCAACGCGCAGTGCTCTACAGCAAGGCAAGGCTTCGGCCAAAAAATCACTCGCACGCGTTTCATCCAAAAAAAACCCTCCAAAACCCTCCAAAACCCACCAAACACTACCAACGCTGCTTTCGGGATGGCACACTAATACTGTGTTTAATTACAGTTTCCTGACATCTCAGGGGATGCCACCGTATCCATGCCCAAACGCATCCTCGAAAAAACCGCGCTGGAAATCTCCCGCCTGCGTATCGATGGTTCCCACTCCATGGGCGGTGTGACCGGCCTTTATCTCAAGGTCGTCGGCGGTTCTCGCTCCTGGGTGTTCCGATACGTGCACGGCAGCCACCGCTGCAACATGGGCCTGGGCAGCTATCCGCTAGTGGGACTGGCCGAAGCCCGCGAGGCCGCCCGCGCCGCCCTCAAACTGCGGGCGCGCGGCATCGATCCCCTGCAGGCTATGCAGACGCAGCGCGAAGCGGCTCGCTTGGCCACAGCGCGCCAGATGCGCTTCGATGACGCGGCCGAAGCATTCATCAGGGAACACCAGGCCACATGGCGCAGCCTCAAACAGCCAAGCAATGGCGCAGCACCCTTGCCACGTATACCCACCTCCACGTCGGACACCTGCAGGTAGAAGACATCAACCAGGCGCACGTGCTGCGGGTGCTGGCACCCATCTGGAAAACCAAAACAGAAACCGCCTCCAGGCTGCGCGGCCGCATCGAGCAGGTGCTGGACTGGGCCACGGCCCACGGCCACCGATCTGGCCGCAACCCTGCCCGTTGGCGCAGCCAGCTCGAACACATCCTGGCAGACCCGAACAAGCTGGCGCCCGTCCAGCACCACGCGGCCGTGCCCGTGGCGCAGTTGCCAGACACCTACCGGCGGCTGCTGGCCATGGAGGGCACCAGCGCCTGCGCGTTGCGCTTCTTGATACTCACGGAGGCCCGCTCGGGCGAGGTGCGCGGCATGGTCTGGAGTGAGGTCGATCTAGAGGCCGGGGTATAGACGGTGCCAGCCGAACGCATGAAGGCAAACAAAGAACACCGCGTGCCCTTGTCTAGCCAGGCGCTGGAGCTGCTGCGGACGCAGCCACGCACTCCGATGGTTGACCATGTGTTTCCGTCGAACCGCAGGGGGCCGTTATCGGATATGGCATTCACCGCCTTGATGCGGCGGCACGCGCTGGGGGCGGTGCCGCACGGCTTTCGGTCGACGTTCAGGGATTGGGCGGTAGAGATGACGCACCACCCACGCGATGCGGTGGAGCTGTGCCTGGCGCATGCCATCGACAACAAAACAGAGGCGGCCTACCGGCGCGGGGACATGCTGGAAAAAGCGGGCTGCCGTGATGCAGGATTGGGCTGGGTATGCAGTTTCAATGGCGCCCCAGCCAGCAAGGGAAGCACGATGAGAGGGGATTGTCCTCATTGCCGCAGCGTCGCGCGGCCCCACTCAGTATTGGACAAAGGTCTTTACTGGATGGATGTGATCTGCTGGTGAACTAACCCCTACTGCGGCTTCCCTGGCGTACAGCGGACTGAGATACGACGTACGTTACAACCTTCAAAAATTCCGGACCAAAATGTAACTCTCCCGATCTCCGCGCGCGCTGCGAAGCGTCAGGAGAACAAAGCAAAGCGGCAAGCAGCTGCAGCTGCCTCTGCAGCCGCCACCCCTACCGCCACTGGCTCAAACTCGGAGCCTGCTACGCCGCTTTGCGCATCATCTGCGCCCGCGCTGGCGACACAAACTCACGCGCCGACAGCGCCCCCAAATCCAGCATGCCCAGCGCCGGCACCACTGGCCGGTCGCCGTACTCAGGGCACGCCCTGGCCATCATGGCTAGGCACATCAATATGAACGTCCAGCGGGCGGAACTGAGCGGCACCAGCGCCCGGAGATTGCGCTCTAGCTCTGGCGCGAAGGAGGTCTTGTGAAAATGCCCCGCCCTATGTGCAAAGGGAAGACCAAACTGCACTCTGGCTGGGTGATTGCCGTTTGCTCAGTGACGGCGCGGCGCGTTTGCTCGCTGATGGGCAGGTACACCAGCGGGTCGGGCTTGGCGGATGGCGACAAGGTGCGCACCGCTGCGGCGTGCACGACGAAGCTGTGGCCACATTCCGCGTCGGTGCACTGGTAGATCATCTCGCGCAGGATGGGGGACGCCTGGCTGCTGTGGCGAATGGTCGAGCCGGCGCGGCAATGCAGGCAGCGGTAGAACATCGAGGTCGCTTTCATGCAGCGGCTCCAGCGCAGCGAGCAGCGCGGCCTGCGGGGAGCGTCGGCACCGCTGGGCGAGCCGCGATCCACGCATCGACTTCGGCCTCTCGCCAGGCAACGCAGGCGCCGTGCAGTTGCACCGGGCCGGGGAAGTCGCCGGGCCTTGACTTTGGCGTGAACGGTGCTGCGGCCCAGGCCGGTGATGAAGCACACGTCATCGACGCGGAGCAGGCGCTCGCGGTAGGGACGCGCTTGAAGGGAGGCCGGCTCTGCGGCGGTTGGGGTGGGAGCGGGAGGCGTTTTTGGCATGTGCCTATGTTCTTGTGGGGACACGCAAAAGCCAAGAAGCACTAACTGTGGTTGCGCTCTACACAGTTAGCGATGAGTAAGATGAGGGCCACAGCAACCCTAAAGCGAGCTATCGGCACCCTACAGAGAGAAATTTGGCAAGACTTCCCTCTTCCATCCGTGTAGTTCGTCATCTAACACTAGGGGACACAAAGATCTGCTGCAGGCATTTGGAACCAGCTCAAATAGCGTTAAGAGTTAAGGAAATTTGATCCGGATTCGATCACCTATATTCCAGCCACGCCCTTAACAAGAAATATATTTTTGAAAAAATGAATATAAAAATACTGGTCGACTATGACAATCTAATGCCAGATCAAAAAGTCTCAGGGTTGTTAGATATTGCAACGCGGGTTCTTATGCAGTTGCCTTTGAGTGCCCCCAGAGAGCGAGGCGCCTGTGAGATGCGACTTTATGGCGGCTGGTTCGAAGGTGCGACTATGACAAATCTGGCTCAGGATTTATCTGTACAAATACAGAATTATTTTCCAAAAATAGTTCGAGTCAGCAACCAAGATGGCTCATCAACACCAATAACAGCGAATTGCACCCTCGCCGTTTCTTTATCGGAAGACCCTGGACATCTTCTTTTTAACACATTCAGAAAAAAGGGTCGCCCAAATAATATTCGGATCGCCAACCCGCAAGAAGCTGGATGTGAAAAAAACGATTGCGCTCTCGCGCTATTCAAACAACTATATAACTCTGGGAAATGTTCCGCGCCCAACTGCAGCACTCAATCAAAGGAATTGATTTACCGCAGCGAACAAAAACTGGTCGACACCATGCTGGCATGTGACCTTTTACACGCGCAAACGCAAAATTTAGATTACATCGTACTTGTAAGTGGCGATGATGATTTCATCCCACCTGTCCGGACGTTGCTCGCCCGCGGCGCCCCAGTGATTAGAGCGCATCCAAAATTTAGCACACAACGACAAATTATTACAGTAGGTTCAATCCAACTCCAAGAAATGGAACTACAAAATGCATATTGATAAATTCAGGGAGATTATTTCCACCTTCGCAGATCCAGGCACAGAAATTCTTATCGACAAAACAAAAGTGCTTTTTTCTGTGAATGGAAATTTGATCGACGCGACAGTCACCACCAATTTTGGAGATGTGCTTATTGACGAGGGCACCGGACCAATTCCAGCATCTATTTGGATTGTGAAACGTCTTGCAAACTTACACCTTCTAGCGTCACGACTCAAAGAGAGAATTCAGACTAATAACAATTTTGTCTCTCCTGCCGCACGGGTACTCCAGTCATTAGAAAACAATCCTCATGAGGTGCCGGACGTAACTGCCGACGCTGTTGCAGCTACGGTTAACGCACTCAACCAACTCAGCCCACTTGAAACCACCGTTTTGTACTTGACAAGTGATGCAGGCGAAGGAAAAACATCCTTAATTAATCAACTGGCGCATGAACAAGCAAGCCGATTCTTAGAAAACCAAGCAAACTGGCTTTTAATTCCAATACCACTTGCTGGGCGTCATTTTCTCCGCTTTGACGACATCACGGTTGGCGCACTCCAAAATCGATATCGATTTCCATTTCTTTATTACAATTCATTTCTCGCACTTGTTCGAATGGGCATAATAGTTCCTGCCTTTGATGGATTCGAAGAGATGTTTGTAGAAAACAGCTCGGGCGAGGCTTTATCAGCTATGGGAATATTAGTAGGAGCTTTAAACTCCACCGGTGCTGTACTAATTGCTGCTCGCAAGGCTTACTTTGAATTCGAAAACCTTAAAGCTCAAGAGAAACTTTACGATACGATAAGCTCTTATTCCGTCGGTTTCGGGAAAATTGAACTCCTGCGTTGGGAAAAAAAACAATTTTTGGAATATTGTGAATTACGTAACATTCCGGACCCCCAAGATATATACATTTCCGTCTGCGAGCGTCTGGGCTCTGATCACGCTCTACTTACCCGACCAGTGCTTGTAAAGCGATTGGTTGACATAGCAGAAGCCAGCCAATCACTTGAAACCTTCATTGCCAAAATCCAAGTCTCGGGAGCGGATTTCTTTTCCGTTTTTGTACGTGGAATTATCGAAAGAGAAGCAACCGAGAAATGGATTGATAGATCCGGCGAATTGGGTACATCGCTTTTAACTGTGGAAGAACACGTTGAGTTGCTGTCACGAGTAGCTCTTGCAATGTGGGATGCCCGATCAGACTATTTGAAACGCGACATGCTCGAATTCGAATCTGATTTGTATTGCGAAATAAAAAGAATGACTCCATTTCAGTCCCAACAGATCCGTGAGAGATTGCGAGGGCATGCACTTCTAATTTCTTCCTCCAATGCACCTGATTCTGTGGAATTCGATCACGACGAATTCAGACTGTTTTTTCTCGGCGAAGCCTTGGCCGACGTCCTTAAGTCAGCAGGCGAACGAGCGAAAGCTGAGGCCCTCTCTGCGCTACGCCGTGGAGTGCTTCCAGAGCAGTCTCTTCTTTCATTACTGAGAGCTCTAAGCCGTGGCTCATCTATTGATCAAGCTTCCGTCGCTCAACGCCTACTAGAAATTGGACTTTTAGATGGCCAAGCATCATACACACAGGAAAATTGCGGGAATTTAATTCTCAGGCTATTGAGCAATGTTGATGCTGAAGATTTATTAATTACTGGTTTGGCTTTTGGAGTAGATTCTTTAAGAGATAGAAAGCTGCATAATATTCAGTTTCGGTCTTGCCACTTTTCTCAGTCCAGCTTTGAAAATACATCACTGCAAAACTGCAAATTTGAAGACTGCACTTTTGGACAAATTAGAATTTTTTCGTCAACATATTTCACAAATGTGTTATTCGCAAATACTCCTGTTGACTCACTCCGCTTTGATGACTCAGGTTTAGAAATTTGGGACCCAAGTGGCGTGCAAGCTAAGCTTCAATCGCTAGGCGTAAACTTAATAGACAGGGATGAAGAAATATCGGAAGATCCCAGCAACCCACGGCTTGATGATGAGTTAGAAAATCTTGAAAAATTATTGCGTTATTTTATGCGCAGCACCCACGTGAGTGAATCTGTAATAAGAATGAAATTAGGGGATCGCGGACAAGCATTCTTAGACAGGACTGTGCCAAAGTTAGAAGAATGCCGAGTTCTTGAGCAAATAGAAAATCGCGGCGGAGGAAACCAACTTCGGTTTCGACTGGCTAAACCGTTAGCTCACCTTAATTCCGCGATTGCAGCTTCTGACGGCGAATTCTCCAATTTCCTGAAAAAATTGGCGGAGTAGGTGTTTTAGAGTGTTTTGACCGATGTGATCACCCATCTGCTTTACTAAACACTGTAGCTGCGAACTACCTTCCTGAATGCGCAATTCCAGTGTTTAAATAAATACCGCACCAAGCGTCCGACTTTGTTGCCTTTGGTTGTTGCCAGAGTTTTCTTACTGCGGCACCCACGCGACTGTGCAGCCGATGCGGGCTTTGAAATCGTGTAAAAAGGTCCATTTTGGTGAGGTGTGGTGTTAGTAGTGTTTACCGACTTTCAAGGCGAACACCGGAGCGAACTTTAGGTTGGTGTGCTTGTAGGAATTGGAGTGTTCTCCGACCGTGGCTGCGGGTGCCAACGAATCTCACTCCGCTGATTCAACCACCGCGCCAAACGCCCGCGTTTGGTGGGTTTTAGAGGGTTTTTTCCGAAGAAACGCACGCCAGTTTTTTTCTAAGCGGGCTTTGGCTCGGGCTCGTAGCGCTCCATTGGTGGGTTTGTAGGCTTTGGAGTGTTTGCCAGCCGTCGAAGCGCATGCCTGCGTTTTCCCAACCAGCCGAACTGGTACCGGGCAGAAACATTAAATTTAATTTTGAAATGCTTGGAGTGAACTCACTACAAAGCCTACAAAGCTGTCTTCTGGGTAGTGTTTGTAGGTATCTCAGTCCAAATATCTCTAGTTTGAAAACATCTTCTTCGTTACGTCACGGGCTCCTGAGGACTGCAGCCGCAGCGCCACATCCCCGACGTTTCCCGACGGTGATCTACCCCCCGCTGTTCGCCGCAAGCCCGCGCCAGGCTTGGCGGTGACCCACATCGGCAGCCTCGACAAAATCAACGCACTAAGCAAGCAGGCGCGGCCGGGTCTCGACAGCGCGCCAAGGGTCAACGCGGGTTTCTGTCCCGGCAGGCGGCTGTGCCCTGGCTTGTCAGGCCTACCGCCCGCCCCCCCCCCGTGGCGCTCTGCGGTGCTTGGCTCAGGCGTGGCCAGGGGCCACGGCGTCGAGGCTGTCAGCCCACCACTGCATGAGCTTCATGCGGTCTGCCATGTAGGTGGTGCGGTGATAGGCGGCCCGAATCTCGTTCTGCTCACGGTGCGCGAGCTGCCGCTCGATCACGTCGGGGTTCCAGCCGTGTTCGTTGGCCACGGTCGAGAACAAGGCCCGGAATCCGTGGGCGGTAGCGATGCTTTTATAGCCCATGCGCGCGAGGGCTGAGTTGAACGTGTTCTCGCTGAGCGGCTTGCTCGGGTAATAAGGACTCGGGAACACCAGCTCGCGGCCGCCGCTGATGGCTTCCATCTTGTTCAGCACTTCCAGCGCCTGGCGCGACAGGGGCACGCGGTGTTCCTCCCGCATCTTCATGCACTCGGCCGGGATGGTCCACAGGGCCGCTGCGCGGTCGATTTCTGCCCATCTTGCGCCGCGCACTTCCCCGGGTCGGCAGGCAGACAGCATCAGTATTCGCAAGCCCAGGACGATGCTGGGCGAGCCGTCATAGCTGGCCAGCCTGCGCATGAACTCGGGCAGTTCTTTCTCTGCGAGGGCTGCGCGGTGCTGGACGGTGCGCGGCTTCGGGATTTCAGACGGCACCAGGTCGAGCATGGGGTTGGACTCGACGCAATCATGTGTCACGGCCCAGCGGTAGATGGCTTTGACTCGCTGAAGCACTCGGCCGGCTTGGTCGGCTGCGCCCCGTGTTTCGACCGCCTTGACGGCTTCCATCACGTCGCGGGCTTTAAGCGCGGCCATGGGCCTTGATCCCAGCTTGGGAAAGATGTCGTTTTCGAGTGAGGCCCGGATGCGGCCCATGGTGATGGCTCCCACCGTGCGGACTGGTAGGTCAGCCAATCGAGCGCCACGGCCTCGAAGGTGTTGCGGTTCTCGTGCACCGCCCTCGCCTTCTGTTCCTTGCGGGCTTCGCCAGGGTCTTGATGGTCTTGCAGCAGCTTGCGGGCCTTGCCCGCTGCCTCACGGGCGGCTTTGAGGCTCACGTCGGGGTAGACGCCGAAGGCCAGGCGCTTCTGTTTGCCGGCGAAGCGGTACTTCATGCGCCAGTAGCGGCCGCCGGCTTTGTGACTTCTAGATAAACGCCTAGGCCGTCGGAGTGTTTGCCTGGTTCGGAGAGGGCGCGGAGCTTCGTGTCGGTGAGTTTCAAGGGGCACCAGAAATGGCTGGGGGCACAAATGGGGACAAATTTTTCCAGCCGTCATCGGAAAGCTAGGTTTTATGCGAGCCAGCGGGCAGACTGTGAGAGTGGCCCGGGCACCACGGCTCCTCAGCCGTGGCAAACATCTCTCCTGCCGACTTTTGCCCATCCATGGCATGGCTACCGTTGCTCGGTGCATTTGCCTTGTTCAGCATCGGCCACTGAGTCGAGCGCACCAACGAAAAAGCCCAGCGCGTTCCCACACCGGGCCTTTGATACGTAAGGGCCAAGCCCTCACCGCGCTTATCTCGTCGCGTCTTTGACGTTCTCTTTGACGTCGCCGTAATTCTTCTGGGTCGTGCCTTCGACTTGCTTGGCGATGCCCTTGGCTTGTTGCTCGGGGCTGTTGATCAGCTCGCCGGTCTTTTCCTGAACCTTGCCTGCTGCGTCCTTGAGAGCGCCCTTGACTTGATCGGTGTTCATGGTGAGTCCTTTCGGTGAGGTATGTGCAAAACAAAATGGCTTTGCATGGCTGAAAGATTAAGGTGGGTCGGGTGGCGGCTGCGCGGGCGGAAGTCATCCGTTGGCGTCAGTAGCTGCCTACATAAGAAAAAACCCGCGACGCGGGCAACGTGCGGGTTTCATACGGTTGATGGCGACGGCGCTGCAGGCTCGCCGCACTCTCCAATCGTTAACGCGTCATTTGGTCCATTTGCGCTGGACCTTCGGTTTGACCTTGATGTCCACGGCCTTGCGCACTTCGGGCCGGCCGGTCTCTTCGTTGGTGTCCACCACGTCTTCCAGCGCAATCTTTTCGACTTCGGAGCTGGTTTCTTCTTCAAGCTGCTCCAGCACGGCACCGACCCGCTTTTCGGCTTCGTCAACCTGGCGTTCGGTGGCGTCGGCGCTCATGCAAAACCCCTGGCCGCAGTGCTCGCGGCGCTCATGACCCTCAGCACGTGGGGCGGTTCATCCGCCTGTTCGGGCGGAGGCGCCGGCACATCGGGCTCGACAGGCAGGTCTGCCTTGTCGGGAGTGGTTGGGTGTGTGGCCATGAAAGGTGCCGAAGCTGAAGGGGGAAAGGTGCCGGGTGCCGGCGTGGGGATGCGGGCCGAGATGCTCTGTCGCACCAGTTCAGAGACCGCTCATGACCGATGCGGCCAAGTAGGCGATTCCCAAACTGGAAAACAGCATGAATCCGGCCAGGACAGTCAGAGTTTCTTTCATATGTTCAATCCTTCAATAGGAACAGACCATCGGAAGCAAGCTATGACTGGCATCCACCGACGCTGGGGGCACAAAAAATGGTTGAGGGGGCGGGCGGGTTCTGGTTCAGCGGGTGGACTTGCCACGCGCACTGCCGGATTTCTTTCCGCCTCCGGAGTCTTTGTTCACCGTGGCCCAGGCCCGCCGCTCGGCCTCGGGCTTGCTGAGGCCACGGTTTTCATAGCTGTCTTCGATGTGTTCGGCTTGGCGTTTTTGTTTGTCTGTGTAAGCCGACTTGTCACCTCTTGGCATCGCTGCTCCTCGGATGGGTT